AGGCGACGGTCATGGCCTCTGCCATAGAGACCTTGAGGGCGGGATTGTAGGCCACAAGAGCACAGTACCCCTATGTGGGGATGCTGTCCACTGACAAAGTTATTCGCATCCTTATATTCGGGTTTTTCTAGTGGGTGTTACCGCGCCTAGCTACTTTATTCCTAATCTTGATATTAGGATTGCGGCATGCTATGGGGGTCTCTAATCCTTGTGACACTTGCCGTTGCAAGGGTTACTCGTCTCATTACTTCGGACGACATTTCTCGGCCTTTTCGCCGCTGGGTTATTGAAAAATGGGGTGACGACTCCCAAGCCGCGATATTGGTTCACTGTGCCTGGTGTGCTGGCGCCTGGATTTCCCTGCCAGGAGCTATTCTTTGGAGCTTTACGATGCTTCCATTACATGAGTGGTGGTTAGCAGCTCCGACCTGGTTCGCAATCGCGTACGTTGTTGGCCTGCTGAGCAGGCTGGAAGGCCGATAGCATATGGCGTTTGGCAGAAGCAATAAAGCACTCACCGCCAGTGTTGATCCGCCCGTCCGCAGACGGTCACTGGTTGCCTCTGCCATCCGAACGAACCTCAGTGACCTGAGCTACAACCTATGGAAGTTCCGGGATGAGAGCTGGCAAAGAGAACTGTGGCGGCTCTACGACATCGTTCCTGAGTTCGGATTCGCTGCTCGCTGGGTGGGGCAGTGTTGTTCTCGGGTCCGGATCTACGTCGCCAAGGTCGATGAACTGGGTCGAGTTCAGGGTGAAGTCAAGGACCAGAAAATTAATGCCCTGGCGGACACACTTTTGGGTGGTCCAGCAGCTAAGGCCGAAGCTCTTCGAGCTTTAGGCATCAACCTGACAGTGGCCGGTGAGTCCTATATCGTCGGTCGCCCAGGAGAAAAAGGCCGGGATCAGTGGTACGTACTGTCGTCGTCAGAGATGCGACGCGTGCAATCAGCGAATGGAGAGTGGCAATGGGCTTGGTATCTGCCTGACGGAAATCCGTTCAAGCTGGATCTGGCCCGCAACGTCATTACCCGTGTCTGGACGCCACACCCAAGTCGTGTTTGGTGTGCTGATTCCCCATCGCGTTCGTGCCAGCTGGTTCTTCGTGAACTGGAGCAGCTGACTAAATACATCTTCAGTCAAATTGACTCTCGGCTTGTTGGTGCCGGCATCCTGATCATGCCCAACGACGTCGACCTTCCGATGGAGGAAGGCGCCACCAATAATTCCGAATCACTGATGATTCGACTGGCCACTGCTGGAGCTGCCAGCCTCCGTGGCGAGGGATCGGCCCTTGGCGTCCTGCCCCACATCGTGGAGTCCGATAAAGCCGACGGCTGGAAGCTACTGACCTTTGAGTCCGAGCTGTCCAAGCAGGCCATGGAACTTCGCAAGGAAGCTGTTGAGCGTCTCGGTGTAGGCATGGATATGCCACCGGAGGTTCTCAGCGGTCTTGGTGGTGCCAACCATTGGCAGGGATACCTGATTGATGGCCAGGGCATCAAGGTCCACATCGAACCGTTGATGAACCGTATCTGTGACGCGTTAACTCGGGCATATCTAATCCCTGCCCTGGAGTTAATGGGCAAGGACCCGGAGCGGTATGTCTATAGCTTTGACACCGCTCCTTTGGTTGTCCGACCACAGCGGCTCCAGGACGCCCTGAACGTCTACGAAAAGGGACCACTGAGCGAGCAAGCTCTTCGTGAAGCTGGCTTCTTCAAAGAGTCCGATGCTCCTGATGAAGAGGAACGTGCTCGCCGGTTCATCCAAGAAATCCTGCTCCGAGACCCACAATTGCTGCAGAACGAATCCGTTCGTCATGCAGCTGGCATCCCAGAATCGATCATTCCGCAGTCAGCGATGATCGCACCTACGCCACAAAGTGTCTCCATGGGACCCGGTGGCGGCGGGTTTGGCCCACCTCCACCGCCGCCACCGCCTACGGGTATTGAGCCAGGAATCCCGATGGGGATCCCGGATACCAATAACGGTATGGGTGGTCCACCGCCACCTGATCTCGGTGGTGCAGCAGCACCGCCTACCGGAATCCAGGCCGGTGCCAGTCGACAGCAGCTACAGGAGATGGGCGTCGTCGTCCTGGCTGAAGCGACTGTTCACCGGGCACTGGAGTTGGCTGGTAAGCGGCTGCTCGATCGCGAGAACCGTAACCGGTGGCCAGATGTACCAACCTTCGAGCTGCACACCCGGATCCTGGTGGCCGATCAAGCCCGTGCTAACCGGGTGCTGACCAATGCCTGGGACTACCTCGAAGCACTGACGAAGTTCGTGGCCGCTGACTTTGATACCGGCCGGCTGCAGGACTCACTGCATAAGTACTGTTCTCGGCTTCTGCTAAGCCAACAACGTCATGAGCCTGCCACGTTGTTAGCCCATCTGAGATCGGATGGGGTGATACATGCCTAGCGAAGGAGCCGAGAAGTCCATCTATGAAGCGGCCAAACAGGGGCTACGTACTTGGTTGGATCGAGCCCGACAGTCGGTTATGGCGCCATGGAAGAGATTTAAGGCTCAGCCAGACCCAACGGCTATCGGCACCACCATTCCTGTTTGGCAAGCGCAAGTGGACAAGATTTTGGAGGCGCTGACGCCTGCTCTTCGAGAGGGCTGGGCAGCCGCTGACCTTCCTGGCAACTACGACCCACAAGACCCATACATCCAGGCCAACCTCGCATTGACGCGAAATCTTCTGGTACGTATCCCGGATGAAGTTCATGCCTTGGTTGTCAAGGAGATTCTTGAAGGCACGAATGTTGGGGAAACAAACCAGCAAATTGCTGACCGCATTAATAATGTGCTGTCATATACAGGATCGGAAAACTGGGACAATCGAGCCAAGGTTATTGCCCAGACTGAACTCACACGGCACTACAACTCCAGCATGTTGGCACACGGTCTGCTACGTGAAAAGAACGGCCAACAGAACCTGCAAAAGCAGTGGGACACCCGGATGGACAGTAAGGAACGAGCTTGGCACCACGATGCCAATGACCAGACCCGGCCACTTAATCAGCCGTTTCTTGTCGGTGGTGAGCTGCTGCTGTTTCCCGGCGCTCCTAATGGTTCTCCTCATAACGTGATCAACTGCCGATGTGATTTGCGGATCTTGGAAGGTGCAGCGTGACCGTTCGCTGGAGGGGTTTGATTGCGCCCACTGAGGTTCCTACTGGCGATGGCCGGATCTTCGCAGCTGGGAAACTGACCCACCGTCCGACACCAATGCCGTTACTGGTTCGGTTTTCGTCCGGCGGGCACGATGGCGCGGTTGTCGTAGGGAAGGTCAACAGCATCTTCGACGGTCCTGGTGGCTACTGGGGCGAGGGCGACTTCCTGGATCCTGGTCAAGTCCCTGAGGTACCCAAGGCCATCTACATGCTCAAGGAACATGTCATGGGACCCAGCGTGGATCTGGACCGTGACTTCACGGTGGAGGCCATAAAGCATCCCACCCGGCCTGATAAGAAGGCTGGCCTGTTCAAGGAGTACAACGTCATCGGCGTGACGCTGGTACCAATGCCGGCGTTCCATCAGGTGCACATGAGCGTCGAATCACCAGAAGACAAGGTGCTGCTGGCCTCGGTGGGTATCGACGCCAGTGACTGGGAGTACTTCGACGTCAACGGCTCCTCTTGGAAGTCCTGGCCGATTGCTCCTCGGGAGTACGTCTTCGACGCCGACGATGCGGTGAAGCGAATCGCCTACTGGGCTGGGATTGGTTCGGAGAGCCCGAGCATTGACCGGTACGCGTCGACATTCCTCTGGCGCCGGGGCAATGAGGTTGGTGACTCGCTGGCGCAAGATTCCTTCCGACTTCCGCTGGCGGACATCATCAATAACCAGCCGTACCTCGTCTATCACGCTGTTTATTCAGCGGCGGCGTTGTTGTCAGGGGCACATGGGGGTCTACCCAATATCCCTGATCAGGACAAGGGACACATGATCCCTGTTATCAACGAAATTTATGCTGCCCTGGCGGATGCCTTTCAGGACGACAACCTTGTGTCTCCATTCATGACAGGCGTGCGTCAGGAGCAGGCTTCCGTATCAACAGCTGATCCGGAAGACTGTGGTTGCGACAATGGATTTGTCGTAGATCAAGAGCAAGGAGAGAGGGTCATGGAAAACCCCGTGGTGATTCCGCAGTTAACAGCAACTACTACGAACCCAAGCATGTTCACTATCGGTGGTTACACGACCCCGATCACCAGTGTTTCTGTCAATTTTGCTACCCCGTATCAGGCAGAAATGATGCCGATGGACGTAGTGAAGAGCATGGACGAAGAAAAAGAGTCCTACGGACCGAACGGCTGCCACTTCGACAACGGCTTCTGCATGAAGTGCGGCTACTAGGGAGCAGATGATGGCTGACAAGACACCGTACGGACCGAAGTCCGAAGTTCACTACGCAGATCCTGGCTACCAGCCTGATGGCGTGGCCCGGTACCCACTCGATAGTGAGGAACACTGCAGAGCTGCCTGGGCATATATCAATATGCCCAAGAACGCCGCAAAGTACAGCCCTGCTCAACTGAAGCTAATCAAGGGCCGTATCAAGGAGGCGTTGAAGAAGTATGGCGTCAATATTGCGGAGGATGAGAATTCTTCAGGGGAAATGTCAGCTGATCTGGCGAGCACGGACCAGGGGTCACTCCTTGCCGGTGCCGCACCGCTGGAACCGCCGGCCTCCTGGTTCCGCAACCCGGAACTCGCGTCGCCCACGCACCTGACTATTGACGAAGACGGCCACATCTACGGCCACCTGGCTCAGTGGAAGGTGTGCCATGTGGGTGTGGGTAAGTCCTGCGTGATCGCACCCAAGAGCCGCACTGACTATGGGCTCTTCCGCCAAGGCATTGTGAAGCTCGATGACGGAACCAGTGCCAAGATCGGGAAGATCACCCTTGGTACCGGTCACGCCAATCCACATTGGGGCGTGATGCCTAGCCGTGAGCACTACGACAACACAGGCTGGGCAGCAGCTGTGGTTAACGTCGGCGAGGACAAGCACGGCATCTGGGTCAACGGCGCGCTAACCACGACGATGACTCCGGAACGAACTGCTGAACTTCGTGCGTCTGCCCTGTCCGGTGACTGGCGCGAGGTCAATGGAAACCTGGAGCTGATCGCTGCGCTGGCTGTGAACAACCCTGGCTTCCCGATCTACCGGGAGCAGGGTGGTCATGCCTTCAGCCTGATGGCGGTTGGCGTACTCGGGCAAGATGACACCGCGTTGGGAGAATTCAGCATGGCTGAAGACGAAAACGGCTCTGGCGTTCCTGTGGACTCTGAAGTTGTGCAGATGGCTCCAGAAGTCAGCGAAAGAATGCAGCGCCTGGCCGCTATTGAAGCGGATCTGGAGGCGCACCAGCGTGAGCGCAGAATGGCTCAGTTGGCGCTCCTTGATAAGGAGCGAATGGAGCTAGCGGATTCGCCCAAATCACGCGATGCTATTGGAGACCAAATCTTCATTCAGTTCAACGCGCGCTACCAGCAGATCCAGGAAGAAGAAGCTCTTCAGGACGACACCGAAGAGGAGTAGTTGAGCTGAAGTGGCCAGGATTGTCCGGAAGGCAGCACGGATTGTTCGCCGTTCTGAGAAGAAGGCTGCAGCCGCAGTACGGAATCTGCAGCAGGCGATTGCCGCTAACCGGATGTTGCCCTGGCATGCCGAACTTCACCCACGTGACCGATTCGGCAAATTCCGCGACTCCTTTCGGCTCCCCCCGGCAGTTCAACGGGGCATTGATAACGCTCTAGCCCGCTTCCAACACAAGACATTCAAATCTCAAAAAGAAGCCAACGACTTTACCGATGGTATTGGTCGCTCAGCTCGCTATACCCCAGAACAGCGCAAGGTCCTAGCCGACTTCGAAACGCCAGCCGGGAACGATGCTATTCAACGGGCACTGCGCGAGGATGCGGATCTTCAGACGAAGATGTGGATCCCGGAAGGAACCGACAAGCCCGTACCGGTTCCAAGCCGAGAGATCCACACCATGGAGGCCATGGTCCGGCCGACGGATCAGGACATGCTGCTGACCCGGACGATGGACTATGACGCGTTCGGACTTACTCCACAAACTGCTGATCAACTGGAGGAGTGGACTGGTCGGCTTGTTCGGGACAAGGGATTTCAGCCGACTAAGATCGGTAACCCTATCGATCCTGCTGAGCTTCAGCGGCATGGCAAGGCTGGACCACATGTCACGTTGTCGATTGCGGCACCAGCTGGCACCAGAGCCATCTTCGGTGAAAGTGGCGTCGGCAATGTCCACCTGGACAAGGACCAGAACCTCCGCATCATTCGGGTAGAGCAGCATCCCGGTGGGCACTATGTGTACGCCGTGGCGACTCCAAGCCACATGCGTGGGAAGGGAGAAGCCCCACGCGCACTTGGCAAGAAACTGGGACCACGAGAGATAACCCCCGGCGTTGAAGCCACACCAGAAGAGTTCCGCCGTCGGGGACTTAATCCTGATGGAACCCCTATCTCCTCACCGATACCTCCAGCTGGAACACCAGCTCCCGGTGAAGTGGGCTTGGGGCCAACTACGCCTCTTGAGGCTGGTCCACCTGTCAAGGCGGTAAGGCCAGCTAAGGCAATTAAGAAGGCTGGAGAAGAAGTCCCGTTTGGAGCTGGCCGGGTAACCCGCGAGGGTGATCAGGGTCCTGAGCGCCCACGGCTCAGTCGAGAAGCACGTGACCTGGAAGCGGCTCAACGTGAAGGCCGCAATCGTGGCCGTGGCCAGGTCTCTACGCCTGAGGAAGTTCAACGGACTGCTGATGAGCGGCGCGCAGCCAGGCAAGCGGAGATGGAGGCCCGTCGCCTGGAGCGCCAGGCACGTCTTGAAGAGCTTAAAATCCGGCGTGAAGACGCTAGGGAACGGCGGCGTCTGCAACGGCAACTGGAAAAGCAGACGGATCAAACGATCATCCGCCAGGATGCGGAGATTGCTGAGCTTCGACGTCGGCTTGAGCGACCACTTTTGCCGGAGGGCGTTACCGAAGGTGGCACCAACGTCCGGGCCATGTCTCCGGCACAACGGGATGACATCGTTCGTCGGGACGCCAAGCTGCGAGCTGCTAATCCTGATTACCCGCACGAAGACAACTTTGACGAGATGCGGATTTCTCGGGCAGCCCGAGAAATCCGTGGCATGAGTGAAACGGAGCGAACTGCCCCATCAACAGCAACTCCGGTCCGGGAAGCAGCTCCTGCTGCAGCACCGCAAGTGGCCGTGGGTCCACAAGAAGGCTATGTCGTCAAGCAGGTCACGCCCCAAGGCACCACTCGTACCGGTCGCGTTGTCAGTGTTACTGAGGATGGCGTCACTGTTGATTGGCGTGACGGCAGCCGTACCCCGGACATGGATCCTGAGGATCCGGATCTAAGTTTCACCAAGCCCCGAAGCCGACGCCGGCCAAAGATTACCCGTGCGGCTGCTCCTGCTGCAGAACGGTTCCCTGAGCGTGAGGGTGCAGTCAAGCCACGGGCTGGCTACGGCATCTTCTGGACTGACGAAAACGGAGACCTGGTACGGGGCAAGGTTGTCAAGCGCAACCGCAATGGAACGCTCTCGGTTGACTGGGACGATACCGGTCGCGAGAACGGCGTCGATCCTAACGATCCCAAGTATGGGTTCGAAAATGCTAAGGAAATCCGTCAGCGCGAGGCTGCCGCAGCCCGTGAGGTAAAGAAGGCAGAAAAGACCGCTGCAGCGGAGAAGAAGCAGAAGCAGATCCGGTTCGGTCAAGCTGAGCAGCGGTTGCTTCGCCAGGCTGACGAGATCAAAGCCCGAGGCGGACCTACAGATGAGCGTGAGCGTCGGGTAGCACGCGTTGCCGCCATGCTCCGTGGTGAAGAGGTTCCGGAGGAAGCAGCACCGGAGGCACCGGCTGCTGGTCGTCGGGAGCTGTCGCCTGATGTCCGCGCCCGACTTGAACGCGACAACAAGATTGGCCGAGAAGCTGAGGAGATTGCCAAAGCCGGTGGCCCGAAGACTTCGTATCAGCGCAAAATCGTTCGTCAGTTTGAAGATATTCAGCGAGCAGAAGAGGCATTCCAAACTGCCCGTCGGGAGCGGGTACGCGCTGGTCTGACACCAGAAGAGCGGGACCTTTACGACCTGGATATCCCAGACCTGAACCGTCTGGCCCGTGAAAATGGTGTCGAGGGCAATGTTGGTGACATTGGCCGACTCCCGCTGATCGCACGTCTACGTGAGCGGGACATTGTTGCTGGAGATCTGGGTGCACCTAGGGCTCCGGCCAAAGCAGTAAAGAAGGTAGCCAAGGCCGCTCCAGCTGCACCACCGGCCAAGAAGGTGGCCAAGGCTGCTGCACCTGCAAAGAAGGTAGCGCCTGCTAAGAAGGCTGTTAAGGCTGCACCTGCTAAGAAGGCTGTTAAGGCTGTACCTGCTAAGAAGGCCACCCCCCGCAAAGCGGCTCCGGTTCGTAAGATCGTTGACGATTTGTTCGCCGCACCTTCCCACAAGGAACGTACCAATATCCTTTTGGGTCTCAGCCATGATGAGTTGCATCAGGTGGCCACCGAGGCTGGGATCAAACTACCCAAGCAGTACTCAGAGGCCAGCCCGAGTGTCGACGACCGGATCCGGTTCCACATCTCCGGCCAGGTTCAATACCTGAAGGACACAGGACGTGCTCCGGTTAAGAAGGTCGCTAAGGCAGCTAAGCCGACGATCAGCCGGGAGAAAGTAAGTCCCAACGAGGTTGCTGCAATTCGGGAGCGCGCCAAGGCAGCCGGTCTCCCAAGTGATATTCGGGGACTTCGAGCTGAAGCTAAGCAACGTGGCTGGAAGGGCTACAGCACCTGGGATGTCACTACACTACGGCGCCGGTTGCTTGAAGGTGGTGGTGCGAGTGATCAACCACTTGGTGTTCGTCGGGCTGCCAAGGCAGCTACCAGGGTTCCCCGAGCAGCGGCAGTAGAGCGCACTGACGCAGAGATCCTTGACAGCTTGTCTGCAGTAGAGCGTCGGGAGTTTGATTCGCTATCACCTGGGGACAAGGCCGACTACCTTGACCGTCGCCGCCGCGTCCCGACCATGAAGCATGGCGAGGCCTTGTTCCTTGCTCGTGGCAACATGCGCCCAGGAGAGATACCAACTCCAGCTCCTGCCAAGGCAGTTAAGAAGGTGACGCCCGAGCGCCTGGTTGCACCAGTTGAGAAGGCTGCTCCAGCTAAGGCAGCTAAGGCTGCAAAGCCAACGGTAACTCGCGCCAGTACCAAGGTTGAGACAGCTGATGACGTCATCCGGAACCGGGGAACGGTTCTACGGCAGCCAGAGTACCCAGGTTGGGACATCGTTCAGCACAGTGGCAATAAGCGCTGGTACCTGATCAATCCTAACGGTGATCTGCATCGTGATGGACGAGTTACTAGCTCTTTGACTATGGAAGGTGCGCAGAAGCGGCTATCTCGGCTGCCTACACCGGTCCCTAAGCTGACGGCTGCTCAACGAGAACAGGTTAAGGCGCTTGCTCCTGCTGACCAGAGCATCTACTGGGCGCATCGTGCCGGTCCCAACGGCGATAGCCATCGCACTGCTATGGCCAAGATTAAGGCCGCTGCTGAGAAGGCTATAGCCAGGCCTCGGGTCACCCGTGCAGCTAAGAAAGCTGTTCCGGAAATCCAAGTTCCGATCCGGGGTAGTGAATTAGATGAACTTAGTGCTGACGATCTGCGTGAAGCAGCTCGGCAGATGGGTGTGCCAGACATTCAAGGTAAGAACAACCGTGAACTGTTCCAAGACTTTGCTCGAAAGTGGATTGCCAAGCAGTTAGCTGGCGACCTTCCTGATTCTGGTGGTACGGCCAAGGAACGGAGAGCAGCTAAGGCTGCCGCTGCAAAGGCGAAGCGTGAGGAAGTTGCTTCTCGAAAGAACGCCGAGTTCGGTCCTGGTGGCCCAAAGCATATTGATCTGAAGAAGCTTGCCGAGGGTATCGACTACGATGAAGGCGATCTGGATACAGCACAGACCAAGCTCAACAAGGGTGAGGCACCCAGCGTCGTAGCTAGGAGCTGGCTCCGCTTCCTAGCCAGGGGAATCCGTGATAGTGCCGCCATCCGTTATGGCATGGCTGACGAAAAGAGGGATCGGGAGCAGTTCGGGGACGAGTACGTCGATGGCAAGAAGCGTCACTACGAGGAATGGCAGCAGCGAGCAGACAAGATTGAACAAGTCGCTGATCGCCTAGCTAAAACGCGACGGCCAACGGTACGTAAGGCTGTTCCTGAGCGCCCGGTCAAAGTAACGCGAGCTGCCAAGAAGGCTGTTCCGGAAAAGGTGCCTGCAGCCAAGGCAGTGAAGAAGGCCGTACCAGCTAAGGTCAAGGCTGCTGATCTCGTTGAGCGAGATGACATCAAGGCGATCATTGCTCGGTTGCCAGAGGTTGACCAGGACCACATCCGCAAGGAATTCAAGGGTGGGGATTACCGGGCTGGTCCACGGGCAGATAGCAAAGCTAAGTCACTTCGGCTCCATGCCAAGCATCTACGGGAGAGTGCAGATAGCCGGTACCGCGCCAATCCTGACATCCTTTCGGTTCAGGATGACCGGACCCGGAGCCATGCAATTGCTGATCACTATGACCGCATTGCTGAAATCATCGATCCGCGCAGGACGGGTCCAGTATCACGCAAGCGGCTTCCCGATGTCCCTAACCCGCTCCATCGCCAGGTTTTTGAAGCCCTGCGCCCTGATGGCGGGGTTATGGGCAGCAGTCCTATTGCTAAGGCGCTACGTGAAGCGGAGCAAGGACGTTATGGCGACAGCACTAACAAGTATGCGGATGATGTTCGGCTACGGTCGCAGGAGCTTCGTCGTCAAGCGGACCTGACCGAGTCCGAAGGCCGTCGCCGAATGAAGGCGAACAAGAAGGGATCGCCTGAATATAAGCAGGGCCAGGAGATGGTTTCCGAGGCCCCGAAGCTTCGCAAGGCAGCTGACGTCTTCGACCGGTTTGCAGACGGACTACCTGCACGACCGGTTCGTAAGCGGGCAGCTAAGAAGGTCATCCCAGCCGTTGACATCGGCGAACCGATGACTGCTCGGAGGGAGGGCGCTAGGCCAGTAATTAAGAGGGCAGCCCCAGCGGCGGCTAAGCCAACAGCATCTCAGCGTCAGGTGCTGGAGTCGTTGGCCCGTGGTGAGCGCAAGTTCGCACGTGCTGACGTCGGAAAGCGGCTACAGGACAACGGCTGGCTGGAATACAAGGATGGTGTTCCACGGATCACCGATGCCGGTCGTGCTGCTATCGGCGTCAAGGCCGTCCCAGCCCCAAGCCGAGTAGTGCCGGAAAAGGCTGCTGGAACAGCAGTTGGTCGCATCACGGCTAGTCGAGTACGCCCTGGCACACGGCTACTGGCCGTGCGAGGGGTAGATGGGAAGACGTGGTACCCAGCCCATCGGAAGACTAATAGTGAACCGTTTACTGTCACTGATGTTCGGCGAACTGCCGGAGGACGTGGACGGCGTAGTGGCATTGAGATCGTTGGCCGTGATGACAACGGAAACGAAATCACAATCCGCAGTGGTGCAAGTCAAACTCACATGCTGGAGCCCGAGGGTGGTATCAAGGCTCCAGATCGAGCGACATGGGAATCGCGGCGTGACCAGTTCCTAGGAGACACAGCTGATATAAAGGCGCCACGGGAGCTTGGCTTTATCAGTGAGGCTTCAACAGAGTATGACCGTAAGCACGCGCGAGATGGTGTCGCTGAAAGCCTGAGCACAGGAACAGCACCCGGAGTCATACGCAGACAGCTAAGGAATAATGCGGCTCGGCTTCGTAAAAATGCAGCCCCTGGCGGCATGTTTGATCACAGCGATCGGGTGTATGACAGATGGGTTGCTGAAGGAAGACCTAAGCCGTCTGTCTTTGATTACCATGATAGAGAGATACGGCACGCGCCGAAGGGTAGAGCTGCGGTTCGTCGCAATGCGCTGGAAACAGCGGATTACCTAGAAGCGTTGGCCGACCGTATCCCAGAAGCTGGCGGCGGTAAGCGTGCGGCTAAGAAGGCTGTACCGGAAGCACCGCCGGTAAAGAAGGCGGTGGCTAAGAAGCCGACCATCACTCGGGGAGCAAAGAAGGCTGCACCGGAAGCACCACCGGTCAAGAAGGTTGCCAAGAAGGCGGTGCCAGAGGCACCACCGGTTAAGAAGGCTGTCCGTCGTGCCCCAGCTGGTACCAGTGGTACGGGTGAAACTGCACCACGGGTAACGCTGAAGAGCCTGCAGGACAGGGCCAGAGCCGCAAAGATCCCTGGCTTCAGCCAGATGAAGCGGGAAGAGCTAGAGGTAGCACTGGCGCGTCATGATGCTGGTGATCTGTCTGTGCTCAAGCGGCCGAAGATCACCCGTGCTCCACGTGCTCCACGTGCTCCACGGCTGATTGAAGACACGCCCCTGAACCAGGCGAAGGCTCAGGCGACCATCGATCGCCTGGAGCAGTACGAGTCTCGGATGCCAGCCGAACATGACGCACTCCGCAAGGAACTCATTAAGGCAGTACAGGAGCGGAGGCTGACCCCGGAGAAGGTTCGGCAGCGGCTGCGGGCAGAAGTCAAGACGCTGGAGAAGCAGGCACAAGACCTCAAGGCCACTGATCCTCAGAAGGCCAAGAGGGCAGGCATCGCGAGTGCCATCTACTGGACCATCCAGAACAAGCTCAGCGACGAGAACCTGACTCCAGCTGTTGAGCGCCATCTGCGTGGCGAAGGCCCAAACATCAAGCCGTTTGCACCACTTCCTGAGCGTCCTGAGATTCCAGTTACGGTAAAAAAGGCAGCTCCTGCACGAAAGATCCAGGTACCACGTGCGGCGCCAACCCCGGTCAGATTAAAGAGATCCGCTGACCCGGACATAGTCAGATCAGATCTGGAATCCGCTTCCAGCCTCAAGGAAATGGAGCAGATCCTTGACGATCTGGAGCTGGGCAACGACAAGGAAGCTTGGCGAGCGCTCGCCAGGGGACTGGTAGCTTCTCCACGGTTCAAGGACCGTCGTAGTCCTGACACGATCCGCCAGCAGATTCTGCATAACTACGACGCAGAACGGCGCCTGCGTGAAGAAGTGTTGCCCGTAGCTGTTCCTTCTGCGGAAGGGAAAACCAAGCGGCTTGCTGAACCGCTGCCAACCAAGAGACGGCCAAAGTCCTTCTGGGGCCAGCACCGTGACGATCCAGGAAAGGCATGGAACGAAGACACCGGCCATCGTCCTAGCCGTGCGTTTGATGATGCGGATGCCATCTACATGGCCTCTGACCGAGATCACGCGCACCAGTTCATTGACGAGATGGACGAGACTCGCTTCAAGAGGCTGGTGACTGCTCTCGATCTCGGACCAGAGCACGCTGACAAGGATCGGAACGATCTCACCGAGGTCCTGCTGAAGAAGATCCGGGAGCCGGAGCCTCGCACCAAGTCGCTGCGTAAGTCAGCCACTGAACTCCGCGAGGAACGTAAGCAGACCTACCGTGATCTTCTGTCGCGCCGCAACTTCGATAGCAGCATCAGGACCACTCAGGCCCGGGATGTCCTCACCAAGGCTGGTGTTGAGTACGCCGCTACTGGAGACAAGAACGCAGCTGTAGAACAACTGCGCACCGACGCCGATCGCATTGAAGCTCTCCGGGCAGTGACAACGGTTGACGGCACATTGCTCAGTGGTCCCGCGCAGCAGCGGTTGGCTAAGGCTGAAGCAAAGCGGATCCGTGAGTTCGCTGATCGGATGGAAGCCCACGGGACTCTTGGCGACAAGCTTGGGGTATCTCCGAAGCGACCACCTGCTGGTGCCAGGCCTTTCTACACTCCGGAAGAAATCGCAGAACTCAAGGAGCGGCCAACCATCACCCGTGCCCGTGCCGGTAAGCGGGTTTCCTCAGCTGGTGGCGGCATCAAGACGCTGCCCGACGCGAGCAGAGAAAAGCTGGTTGATCGTCTACGGCGTGCTGACAGCCCAGAAGCCGTGCAAAAGATTCTGGAAGACGAGCAAGTCAACGGCTCCGATCTCCAGGAGATCATGCACGACATCGGCATCGGGGATCAGGTCACACTCCGGATTCCGGAACGGCGTGCAGCTATTGCCCGACGCCTCAAGGGTGATATCGGTGAGCCAATTGGCCGTCCCCGGCTAAGAGCTGCTCAGCAAGCAGAAGTCGACGCCTTGGACCCGGCTGAACAAGCTGCTTACTTCGAAAACCGGGATCGGGGACTGCCACACGACAGAGCCCTAGCTGAGTCCCTGTCTCAGGTCCAGACGCCGGGACGGTTCAAGGCAGCGAAGAAGGCAGCGCGGCCAACGGTTACCCGTGCGGCCAAGAAGGCAGCACCCGGTACTGGTCGCCAGCGCCTGGAGATGGAGCTTGCTGCCGAACGCCGAACCATTTCTCGTAAGCTCAATTCTGACCAACAAGCAGAACTAAGAGCCTTAACGCCAGCGGAGCGCAAAGCTTATTGGGAATACCGCCTGTCACATCGTGAACGTGACCATGACGCTGCTGTCTATGAAGTAACCAAGGAGGCAGCACCAGTAAAGAAAGCTGTTGCCGCACCTGCAAAGAAAGCAGCACCAGTAAAGAAGGCTGCAGCACTACCAAGAAATCGGTACGAGAGCCCTGAGACCAAGGCCATTCGCGAGTCGGTCGCAAATGGTGTCACTGACGAGAAGCCAGTTAGCCGGCTGCCACGCAGGTTTGGCGACGTTCAAGAAGTTACCGGTGCCAATGGTAAGAAGCTGATTCGCAAGCGGCCTAAGCGGGACAGGGGACCTGGTTACAACTACAGTCCTGAAGATCAAGTCGATGCTGAGATCCTGTCCAGCTCTCTAGCTCGACGCATGAATGTGGATGTGCCAGCTGCCTACAAGGCGGACGCCGGGACTATTTTTGCCGATCGAGCGCCTGGCAAACGAGGCGACAGGATACCTGCTGCGGTTCGGCGAAAGGGAGTGGAAAGCGAACAGGGCAGAAGGATGTACCTGTTCGACCTGATCGCCGGTAATCCAGATCGCACCAGCGAAAATCTGGTTTTTGACGGTGACCACTTCGAAGGTGTCGACCATGCCGCCAACTTCCAAGGTGGTGTAGTTGGCCGACCGGTGCATCCTCACGTAAGCGATCTGTTCAACAACCACTACAAGGGTGTCGTCCTGGATGCCGACGGCAATCCGGATTGGTCACCTGACCTACCGTTCACCGTTCCCGAACTACGGGCAGCACGTCGGGCACTAGTCGCAACGGGGCCTGAGTTCCGCGCCATGGGCCGGGAAGAGTGGCACGCTAACGCCTTAGCTCGTGTTGACGGAATGATCAAGAAGGTCACTGCACCACGGGTTGCTAAGAAGACTGCTCGACCAGCAGTTACTCGTGCAGCCGAGAAAGCAACACCAGCAGCAAAGAAGGCAGCACCAACTAAGCGTGGATACAGCCGTGGTGTACCTGGCGGTGGCAACCTGCCGGGTGACGTTGACGCTGGTGCACCGGATGGCGGTCTCGGTGGCCCACAGGCTCCCAGTGGCGAAGCTGGTGGTGCTAAGGCAGAGAAGAAGGCTCCAGCTGCTAAGAAGACAGCCGCAAAGAAGGCTGCAGCACCAGTTGAGAAAGAGGAGAAGTTCCTTTCTCCTTTGGCCAATGGAACTAAGCGCAAGAGCGCCACAAACTTGAGGGTTGGCGATGTCACCACTGGTCCTTCTGGACAGTGGGGCGCTCCGCACACCATCACGGCCATCGAACGGACCGGAGACAACTACAAGAGCATCCGAATCACCCGTGATGACGGCCGGACCGAAACCTACATGCCGAACAACGCCTTTTGGATGGTTGAGGGCGCCCCGCAACCAGCGCCACCGACAGCCAAGAAGGCTGCTCCTGCAGTAAAGAAGGCTGTTAAAGCTGCACCTGAAAAGCCGATCATCACTCGTGAAGCCAAGAAGGTTGCTGAAAAGCCGGCTGCCCCAACCAGAAAGGTGGCTGAAGCGGTTAGGGAGACATCCCCAGGAATCGCTGAAGCTGTCCCACTGATCAGTGACCCCGCAGGTGACAACGCCATCATGCACGGGGATTCCGGATCAATGACGTTGGCGCAGGAGTACGCGCGTCGAGGACGTAATGGCACTGCCAACCGACTCATGAAGCTGCGGTATGACATCAGTCAAACGCGCCGTGACCGTGACAATGGTGACATTGATGGTCCGCAGAAGCTGCTAGATGAGCTGAAGTCGTTGCGGACTATGGAGACCGATCCGGATATGCAACGGCAGCTTGACGATGCCATCCGGGAAATGGACTTCCCCCTCGGTCCTGAACCTGATCTGCCTGAAGGAACACCACCGGCTGCACGACAGTTGCTCAAGAATCTGGAGCGGATTCCGGTAGCTCGTGCTCCCAAGGGCAGTCACCTCCACGGCATGACCACGACCGAGGATTCTCCTGTTGAGCGCTTGGCTCAAGTTTTCCGTGACATCCACAGCAGCAACGGAGATATCAGCGCCGGAGATGCCGAACGACGCATCGAAAGAGTCTTGGGTACATACCACGAGAGTGTTGATGGCTCGTACCGGATGCAGTCGCTGTGGCATCGACTGGATAAAGACAGCAGCCTGAGCAAGGAGCTTAAGGACTGGATCACACAACTGCGCACGCGCGAGCGCACCGATCTGACTCCAGATACACCAGCGACCAAGAAGCCGAAGCAGCTGACTCCACATGAGATTGGAAAGTTGACCGACGGCCAGGTAGTTGGTGCATTCGAAGCCAACAAGATCAGTAGAGCAACCGCCGCTGCTGAACTACGCCGCCGTGCCCTAGATCTGGATACCGCAGCTGGGCACCTGGAGCTGCGAGAGCATCACATTGGCCACCCGGAAGCCATGGAGATGCGCCGGGTAGCTGACCAGAACCGCATCCGGGCCAACGACATTGAGACCGGTGTTCTCCTTCGTACTGGTGAGAAGACCACAGCTCAAGTTGCCGCTGAGCGTAGGGCGCTGCGTGATGCCAACAGGATCAAGGCTGCTCGCATTGCCAAGGCACAGGGCAGTGCCACCTACGCCAGGGATCTGGAGCAGATCCTGGAAGCCACAATGAGCGATGGTGACGATAACCGGCTCCGTACCTTGATTCGGGACCGTTTCGGTAGCAAGGCACCGGGTCAGCAAAGAGAAGAAGCAGCCGGCTGGAATGAAGTACGTGGTGCCATCGGCGAGATGCTACCGGGCGAAAACCGGGAACAGTTCCAGGCGCGGATGCGGGAGGTCCTCAGACAGCACGGCATCGAGGTGGATGGTCACGCTGGTGACTGGGTCGACTACAGCCCGGATGACCACGACCTTCTAGCCGGAGACACTAAGGCCGGTAACGCGGTGCAGATGCTGGTGCCCGGTGTCTCCTACGTGGACGAGGACGGCCGCAGGATCCAATTGTCGAAGCCATTGGTCAGGACAAAGGCTGATGCACTGGCGGCTCAAACTGACGAACCTATGCAGGCTAGGCAACCAGTTGAGACAACCGCGCAGCGTATCCTTCGTGAATTTCAGGAAGATGCGGCTATTTGGCCAGTGCCGCATCCCAATCACATCATCAGAAGGCCTGATGGCACGTTCACTGGTCAGGTAAATAGTGCCGAAGGAATGGCCATAATGTTGCCGAGGGATACCGGCGCCAGAGGTGTCCCAGTCCGGTCCCTGACGCTGGAAAACGGCTACCAGATGCCAGTTGCTACGGCCTGGCGACACAACGGCGTCACCTATGTGATCCAGCATCGGGATAACGATGTCAGTAGAGCGCGCGCGGAGAAGGTAAAGGAAGCACTTCGCAACTACCATGCCACATTGCCACCTGAGGCACAAAGAATACAGCGCTCATATGTCTTCGCTTTGGACCCCAACCCAATGGACCCAATTTTTGCACAACGTTTCGGCGACCCTGACTTTGCCTCATCAGCATCAGCCGGTGGTGGGCAACTGATTATCTGGGATGCCGGCAGTCATATGCATCTAGACCGAGGTGACACTCTCTTCTTTGATGATCTAAACCACGAGGTTGGCCACAACGTCGGTAGGGCAACTGGTGCTGTACCAGTATTTGATAGCCCATCTCCTCGGATAGCCGAGCTGGTCAGATCGTCTGATCCACGCGGACGGGTACGTGAATTCTTCCCACTCCCGCGCGCAGTAACCACAGCAATGTATGCCGCCGTTAAGAATTGGGGCAGTTTCAAGCCACCGCCCGGTGAAAAGATCATGGTCCCGAACGGAGTTACCCCATACGGTCGGAAGAGCTATGGGGAGAACTTTGCTGAGGCCCACTCACTCTATCTACTGGGGATCATCGGCTATGGGAAACTCGGTAGCAGCAGCCACAGTGAACCGATCTACTTCCGTGACCTGTTCCCAGAGTGGGCAGCCTTCTTCGATGAGCTGTACCCGGACTTTGCGCGCCAGCAGCTGAAGACCATTGCCGATGAACGGCTACCGCAGCGGCGGCCTCGGGTTACTCGACAAGCCGTACGCCGGATCCAGGCTTCCGCCGTACGAGGGTCACATACTCCTCAGTACCATCAGGCTTTACCCGAACGATCTTAGCGCCGGCAGCATCCCTGACGTCGGTAACGATATTTCTGTCTTCGTCGTAGAAGAACTCGTCCACGATCTCGCCTTCAAGGTCTTTGGGCGTAGTCATACCCCAAGTGTACGCAGCAAGACCCTGGACGGATGTTCTACTCGTCAGCCCCGTAGGCAGAGTTCCGGGCTCGACGGAGTACCCGGATCAGTTCATTGATCTCCCGACGCCTTGGCGACCAGAACATGCCAAGGTTGCGTCCAAACCCAGTCTCATCGCTACCTGGTCCAGTCCGCTTAATGGCTTCTTGGATCTCGTCGTACTCACTGACAAGGTCACGGCACCAAGCAATGAAGGTGGCCGGATCAGTGGACAATGTTGCTAGTTGGACGTACTGGTCGGGGCTCCAGACTACTTGAGCGACAACACCGCCATCTTCGTCCTTGATCGTTTCACGCGGCATAGCTATTCTCCTTATCCATCACGGAGACCCATCGCGGGTCACGATGAGGATATGCAAGCCGCTAGTAGCTTTGCAATGGATCTCGGTGTTCAATGAGAGAACCAGGTCGGAGAGAGGGCTACAGGGATGCCATGTAACTGTGGAAAGAGCAGCGGTGAGCCCGCTGAGACCTATGTTGTAAGAAAGGCGAATGGTCAAAGCGAGGAATTTGCTTCAAAGGTTGCTGCTGACATTGCTGTCACTCGAAATGGTGGCACTGTAGAAGTGGTAAGAAAGAAAGCTAGCTAGCTTGCTTGAAGCGTCAATGAACTCTAAACTGCACTAAATACCCCGAGGCTGTGCTGCGGGCCGCTCGGATAGCTGCGTGCTACCTACGTGACTTATCCGAAAGGCCTTGAGATGGAATTTGAGATTCCGGATGTCAACAACCTCAACCGATACACGGTAACGGCGCTGCGTGACTTGGCTCTTGAGGCCTCCGCTGCGTTTGATGCCTTGCGTGACGTTCTGACACCCGAGACAGCTACCGATGAAGACATTGAGGACTTGGATGACCTCAAGACCTTCATGCTCGCAGTCGACCAGGAAATGTCTTCCCGCAAGGACCGTCTCGCCCGCTTCAACGCTCTCGTCACCCAGAACGACGACGAAGAGGACGAGGAAGTTGACGACGACGAAGAGGAAGAGGCAGCACCTGCTGTTGCGCCCAAGCGCAAGCGTGCCGCTGAGATGAGTGCTGCTGGCACTTCTACCGCCGTTGCGACTCTCGAAAAGGCACCGCCCGTGGAGAAGATTCCGGGGGTTGCCGAGATCGCCACCGCCAACCCGCAGGTCCTAGTTGGGGAAGTCGTTACCAACGACGCTCTTCAGCCTCAGTTCCGGATCCTCGCCGCTGCTGACACTGGCTTCGCCGCTGGTGCTGAGCTTGACGGCTGGCTTGACGTTGCTCGCGCCTTCGTAGCCCGTTCCCACACCCACAGCGGTGGTACTGCTCAGCAGTCGACAGTCGCCACGATCAAGCGTGAGTTCTCCAATGAGATGTCCGTCAGCGATGGCGACGATGACATCTCGATCATGAAGAAGATTGACTTCGTCCGGGACGAGACCCGTCTACCGGGTGGATCACTTCTTGCTGGCGCCGGCTGGTGTGCCCCGTCCGAGACCATCTACACCACCTGCAACCAGATCACGACAGACGGAATCCTGTCTCTACCTGAGATCGGTGCACGGCGCGGAGGCATCCGGCACAACCAGGGCATCCAGTTCGACACCATCTTCGGTACTGGTACCGGCTTCAACATCCTGACTGAGGCACAGGTCATCTCCGACACAACCAAGACCTGTGTGGCGATTCCCTGTCCGTCATTCATTGACGACCGGCTCAAGGTCTCGGCCCTCTGCTTGACTGGCGACATTCTGCAGAACCGTGGCTACCCCGAGTTCGTGAGTGAATTCGTGCAGGGTGCTATTGCCGCTCAGGCGCACAACGTCAACCGGCAGATCCTCGCTGACATCGTCACCGACTCCACTGCGGTCAACCTGAACTGTGCTCCCTGGGTAACTGACAACTCTGTGGTTTCACAGGTCATGTCAGCTGTCGAGCTTGCCACCGTCGACATCCAGTACCGGTTGCGGCTGCAGCGGGACCAGACGATTGAGTTCGTCTTCCCGTACTGGCTCAAGGCGCAGCTACGGGCTGACTGGATCCGTCGTAACGGTCCCATGGACCCGGATCTGACTGACGCCATGATCGATGGTCTGCTCCGGACCCGTCACGCTCGCGCCCAGTGGATCTATGACTGGCAGGACTCCTTCACCAGCGTTGGTGTTTCTGGTGGTCCGTTCCCTGGTTCGGACGTTCCGATCTGTGCACTTCCGCTCAGCGTCAACTTCCTTGCCTTCCCGGCTGGAACCTGGGTGGTTGCTCGCCAGGATGTCATCCGGCTCGACACCATCTACGACAGCACCAACCTGGCCACCAACAAAGTGACCCAGCTGTTCTTGGAGGACGGCTTCCGAGCTATGCGCTTCTGCCCCGTTAGCCGCGTCTACACCATTGCAATCTGTGCAAACGGTAAGACCGGTCTCCAGCGAGACATCACTTGCTAATAGGCCTCATCTGGGGCTGGGTCCTCCCGGCCCAGCCCCATTGAGCCTGAGCTGGAGGAGGAGCAGTGGCAGCACTCAATGGCCCGGTATATGTCCCGGCGCCCAATCCTGTGGTGCCACGGTACGGGCTGTTCTCCGCTGCTACCGGACCCTTGGACCTTCCGGCCCATGCCCGCCAAGGCGGACTGCAGTACGAGCTTTCTACGTGCGCACTGCCCTTGGGTTACACGGTTGCCTGCATCGAATCCCATGCTGCAAAAGCCGTCAGCGGAAGCGTCGGCACTGTAACCGCGACCCCGTTCGTGGTCTATTCGTCCATCAACTGTTCCCCAGTCGGCCTGGCCAACTGGGGACAAGAGCGCGTTCAGCAGCTCCTGTATCAGCAACTTGTTGCCGGTGAACAGGCCACTGTCGAGCGACTGTTCTCAGAGTCCACGTTTGGTTTATCCCCCGGCTTAGGGGGAGCCACACCAGCAGCTCAGAACCTGGGCAACGTCGGCGGTATCGTCCGTGCCTTTGGCACCTTGGAGTCCTGGCTGTATGCCAGGTATGGAATCCCTGGTGTCATTCACGTACCGATGCTCGCAGCGTCGTATGTCAAGGGTGCGCACCTGGTGGAGCAGGATTCTCCGGTCAGTCCTTGGCGCACAGCTCCTAAGAGCGTGGTCTCCTTCGGCAACTACGCCGGCACTGGTCCAACTGGCCAGGTACCGGCCGCTGGTGATACCTGGATCTACATCACTGGTCAGGTTGCCGTGTGGCGGACCCCAGACAGTGAGCTGTTCGTTCCATCTATGGGTCAGATCATCAACCGGAGTACGAACGTCCTGAACATTGTAATGGAGCGTGAGTACGTCGTCAGTTATGACTGCTACATAGCCGCTGTGCAAGTGACCCTGACCAATACGGATACCTAATGCGTGAGTACATGGTGATCTCAGCACCTGAGGACCTGTTACCTCAGGTGCTGAGAGAGCTATTGGAAATCGCAGCAGATGCCAATTTCGTAGAAGTAGTTGCCGGTGACGTAGGGCGTGTCATTCATGTTCATCCCGAGGTAGCGGAAACCTGGTACGCCAAGGTGACCGAGGCACAAGAAAATAACTCAGCAAAAACTCACTCCGCTTCTAATGGCGAGGAGCCGTAATGACCGCAGTATGTTTCGCCCCGTTTAGGGTTCCTCGTGTTCGCATCACGAAGCTGAACTCCTGTGGCCAGGTAGTTACTGGTTCCTGCTCACAGGTCGTGACAGACGGCATCATCTCCATTGAGATGACCAAGAACTATGAGGACCGGCAAGAGTTCTTCATCAAGAATGCGGACGGTCAGTTCTGCGTACGTGAGACCGTTCCCCCGATCCTGAAGTGGATTGACCTGGTCTTCACCTTCTGCAATGTGGACCCGGACATAGTCAATCTGATGGCAGCCGAGCCGCTGTACACGTCAGACGATGCTGCTGCGACAAAGATTGGTTGGTCCACGGCTGAGGACTCGGTCAACAACGTCAACTTTGCCTTCGAGGGCTGGACCCGACTCTCTGGTACTGGTGTTCCGTGTACTGGTGGTACTGAGTACGGATACGTGCTCTTCCCCTGGGTCATTGAAGGAACCATCGGTGACATGACCTTGGAGAATGGCGTCGTCAACTTCGTCGTCAACGCCCGGACCCGTAGCCTGTCTCAATGGGGCACTGGCCCGTACAACGTTGACCTGTCTGACAACGCCGGTACCTTGAATACGCCGATTCGAATGCTGACACCGATCGCTTCGAACCAGCATCATCGAATGTTCATCACTCGCCTAGCGCCACCAGCAGCCTCTTGTGGCTGTGCTGCCGTCTAGCGGGAATAATTGAAAGGTCAATTATCAGGGAGGAGGCCCGGATAGATGAGCATTCAATCCGGGCCTTGTACCTGGCCTGATCTGACCCAGCTCTGTTGCCCTGACTGGGACACGGTCGATCCGGAGATTCAGACTCAGGCGCTGGAGTACGCGAAACTGTTCGTGTGGGCGGCTACCGGGCGACAGTTCGGGCTCTGCCAGTTGACCGTTCGCCCCTGTGGTCGCCAGTGCAGCAATTGCCCGTCCGGGTGGTACTGGGATGGCTTCGGTGGCTGGATACCGTACATCTTCAACGGAGAATGGAAGAACTGCTGGTGCGGTTCTTCAGGCGGCTGTTGCACCTGCGAACCTGATTGCCAGGTGTACCTGCCCGGACCAGTGAGTTCCATCGTCAGCGTGACGGTTAATGGCGCATCACTGCCCGTCTCTGGATCTGAGGGTTTCAACTATTTCGTATTGGACCAGCAATGGCTGGTACGGACTGATACAGCGGCGTGCTGGCCGTTATGCGCTGACCAGAACCTAGGACCAGGAGACCCTGACGCGTTCGAGGTCACCTACCTTCGCGGCAAGGAGGTACCGACAGCTCTGGCTCAAGGCACAGCATCCTTAGCTTGTGAATACGCAAAAGCCTGCATTGGGGCTCCTTGTCGTCTCCCCCAACGTGTGACTTCGATTTCCCGGCAAGGCGTAACAATCTCTGTCGCCGATATCGACTCAGTACTCCGTAATGGCTTGTCAGGATTATGGGAACTGGATCAACTGATCATGGCCATTAACCCGTATGGTCTGAAAGGAAGAACCAGATTCTATAGTCCGGACCTTCCGGAGCCTCGACAGGTCACTTGGCCATAAGGAGACGGCATGCCCTTTAATGATGCCTCCAAGAACGTAATGCTGGATTCACTGGATGAGAGCGTCACCCAGATCACGCACATCGCCATCTTCACGTTGTCAGATCCAGGCACTGGTACCAACGCCAACGCAGTGGAGGCCACAGGCGGGGCACCGGCCTATGCGCGCCAGGCCGTGACTTGGGGTGCTGCCGCAGCCGCACTGAAGTCCAACACCAACACCATGACATTCGACTTGGCGGCTGGCACATACGGATACTACGGGTTCTTCAATGCCAGCTCCGGTAACTCTGGAAATTACCGGGGATACGCTCCGTTCGGCGGCGCCATTAAAGGCTTCGGTGCAGTGGACGCAGCTGGCGTAACCAGCAACACCATTACCAGCTCAGCACACGGTCTCGTCAACACCGACCGGGTAATGGTGTTCAACGTCCTGGCCGAGAGCCTTCCTACTGGTCTCACTGAGGGAACCATTTACTTCGTAGTGGGCGCGACCACCGACACCTATCAGGTGAGCCTGACCTCCGGTGGTGCAGCTGTTGACATCACTGCCGTCGGTGAACTGTTCCAACAGAAGGTGGTTCCAGAAACCCTTGCTGGGCAAGGACAGATCGTGCTTTCCAGCGGAAACCTGACCCTTGATCTAACCGGGATGTGAGCCATGCTTGGCGGACTTGGCTACACAAAAACTCTCGCGGCAGCAAGGTCAGATGGTGCCGCGCTCGCAACATTCACTACTGCGGTTACCGCGCTACCGTCGCATGCCCGTTTCCCAATGGACCCAGCTGACTGGTATGAGGGCCGGGTGTTGTCGGTTAAGTGGGCTGGCCGTATCGGTAACGTAGTGACCTCTCAGCCAACCTTCACATTCCAGTTCCAGCTAGGACCGACATCCAACATTACCGTGTTCACCACGGGTGCTGTGCTCACATCAACCACAGCTCACACCACGGTGCCAGTCTGGGGTGAATTCCTGCTTACCTGTAGGGCATTGGGCGCCAGCACCTCAGCCAACCTTATGGGTCAAGGCTGGGTTGCTTCACGTGCGTTTCTTGATGCTGGTGCTACCGCCGATATCACTACGCTGGGTCACCCGTTCCTGATGGCCCCAGAAACCACACCAGCTGTTGGTACTGGTTTTGACTCCACCGTGGTCAACGTGGCGGACTTCTTTGTTGCTTGCTCAGCCTCCAGCGGTTCCAACACATTCCAGCTTCATCAGTACGTACTCCAGGATCTCGGCGCTTAGGGGGCGAATATGGCCCGTGGCGCCGCAGTACGTCCGGGTCCTCCTGGAGTATGGCCGGAGTTCATGCGCGTCCAGCGCTTCCTGCCATTGGACGTAACGACAGACTCTCTATCGGCTGACTCCACCGATGGCGCTGCTGCCTATGGCGTTGCTTCCCTAGTCGTATTTCCAATCGGCGTAGCCGGTGCCGGAGCATCTTCACAGGGCACCGCGAGCAAGGTTGTCTCCTTAACTGGCACTTCTGTAGCCGGGGCATTGGCCCGAGGCACAGCCGCAAAGACCGTTTTCTTGGCTGGATCTTCTGTTGCTGGCGCACTGGCCCGAGGTACCGATACCAAGGTTGCCTTCCCAGCCAGCAGATCTGTTGCCGGCTCCTTGGCCCGAGGTAGCAGCCTAGTTGTTCTGATTCCACCAGCAGGATCCAGCGTTGCTGGTAGCTCGTCCTCTGGCACCGCTGCCAAGACAGCATTCTCCCGTGGTACCTCGATAGCCGGTTCATCTGCCAATGGGACAGCTGCTAAAACAGCTTTCTCCAGTGGCGCTTCTGTAGCCGGAGCATTAACGCAAGGTATTGCAATAAATTCATTTTCGCCGCCAACACCAATTGGTTCTAGCGCCATTGGATCGTCGGCTAATGGAGCTGCTTCAGCAAGAGTGTTCCCGGTTGGAGTATGTGCAGCTGGGGCATCATCACAAGGAATCTCCGGTACACCAACCCCACCTATTATGGTCTCTGGAACTTGTTCTGGTGGGGCGACAGCATATGGACCGGTTGCTCAGCGGAGGAATGAGATGGATGAAGCTGATCTGATCGTCGGTCCATTAATGAACACGATCCTTTCCTGCCTATGTGAGCAGGCTGCTCGGGCACCCAACCCGCCAGCGATCTGTTGCTTCCGGGTAGGTGTCGAAATCCCCCATGATGCCGGTATCAATGAAGACCAGTGCTGTGAAGGAATCGGCTACGTGGCTTTGGGCGACACATACCCGTCGGCCGTGTCGTTCCCTGAGCAAGACATCATCCGACAGGCGGACGCCAAGTGCACCTTCCCCACCTGGGCTCAAGTGTTCAAGCTCGGACTCATTCGCTGTGTTCCGGTGGGGTCGATCTACAACCCCATTGGCTGCGATGAATGGAACGCGGCAGCTGTTCAGAATGTCTATGACTCAGCAACATTAAGACGGGTGGCTTGCTGCATTCGCGACTACATGAAACAGGTAGGAGGACAACTGCTGGGGATGTCCACCGTGGTCGAGCGACAGATCCAGTCGACTCCCCAAGGTGGGTGTGTGGAAAGATCAATGACAGTCACGATCCAGATTCCGAACTGCGACTGCTAATGGCCTACCGAGTCAAGGTCTTCAAGGCGACCCTCTCAATCCAAGCCGGCATCATGTCGGCTAGGAGGTTGCGTCGCGTCATTGACGATGTCCACGACAGCGCGAGGCTCGGTGCAAGCCGAGGACCTTACTCCCATACCAAGGCATTGGAGGCCAGCATCGAGAAGGCTGGCCCATATTTCACTGGTATCGGTGTCACGGGAAAGGTGTTCTCCCGACTCCCATACGCCGCATCAGTGGAAGGAGGAGCCAAGATCCACCCGATCTTTCCCAAGGGAGAACCGCACATCTACCGGTTCGGGGATCGCACACCAAGACTGTTGAAATTTGTCTGGCATGGGAGAACGGTATACACACCGCATGTACCAATGGCACGGAGCACAATCGGCCGGTCACACCCCGGTCAAAAGGGCAAGCACTTCCTCCGTAACGCCGCAATCAGAGCCGCGCTCAAGTGGCAGATGAAGTTCATTCCACGCTGATCTGGTCGTACACTGGCCGCCATGACTACTCCTGAGATTGCTATCCCGGACGAAACTGCCCGGGAAACACGAGTCGTTGAGGTCAGGGGGCGCAGTATTGTCATCCGTGCCCTGCTAGAGACCCAGCTACTGCTCATTAACCATGAGGCTCAGATCTTGCAGCGCGACGATGTCCCTAACCAGCGCAAGATGAAAGCTATGGAGCGGATGTTTACCGCGCTCGTGTCTTTGGTTGTGCAGCCCACCGACCAGGAATTCCTAGAAGATCTAATGGCTGAAGGTTCCCTGGATCTTCGGGAACTGGTCGTGTTTGCAACGAGCTTCTTCAACGAGCCGGAACAAGCCCCGAAGGTGCGACGTGGCAGGCCGCCGAAGCGTACCCCGGACTAGTAGAACGGCCCTTTCTCCTTCCTCGATTCTGCCGGCCGAGGGCACCGGTAACGCAGGAAGCTATACCGTTCCCAAGCTCAATAAAGATCCCGTCAGCTCGATGGCCCTGTGCCCGACGACGGTCCGGATTGCCGATAAAAGTATCGAGGTACCCGCGTACGCAGCAGTGGAGTGGCTGCACTACTTGATGCGGCCGACACCGGATTTTGATGGCATCTTCACTGATCTGATCCCTGAGATCGAGGACATCTTCTACGAGGATGAGCGCCCACTTGAAGGGATGTACCAGCTATGTCTGGAGATCATTGAGACGGTGTCAGCCCACCCATGGTGGGTTACCTTCCGGCTGATCGGAGTAGCTCAGCATCACTGGGACACGCTAGGGCCGGAGCTAATGTTCCATGGCGTTGATGCCTCCCAGATATCCCTCGGTGCGTGGCTAGACGCAGTTCTCGTGCTTGTCCTCCGGAACATGGATCCTAAGCACATCACCATGTTCACTATGCAGCTAGAAATAGCACCGACAACTAGTCTGTTTTCGCCTGAACCAGACCCCAACGCGGATCCCAACGAATTGCCGCAGCTAGAGACCAGCCGCGACGTCTTCCTTTCAATGGGAGATTAGCTACAATACTGAACTAGTGGCGCCTCCCTTGATTGCCCACTAGCCGTGCAATGTGCGAAGGGTGGTGGCCGCGTTGACTTTTCCTGGGGAAGCAGTTGGCGAGGTCGTCGCCAATCTCCGAATCAGTGATGACTTCGTTGTTGCCGATACCGAAAAGGCTCTCCACGAAGCCGGTGCGGCCAGTGAACCCAAGCGTGCCGCCAAGGACATTGGCGAGGAGTGGGGGCGTACCAGCTCTGAGGCCTTTGGCCGGAGGCTGGGTCGTGAGGGGCCGACCATTGCCCGAGAACTGGAGCAAGGACTCCGGGGGCGACGGATCCGGCTACCGGATATCGATGGAAATGAAACAGGACGTCGCTGGAGCCGGAGCCTGGGGACGGGGCTCGCTACTGCGGTAGCAGGATCATCCTTCTTCAACAACATCGGCCGGACCATCTCAGATGCTATTGGTGCGGGCTTCAACGTGTCCGGCCGCTCACCGCTGATCACGCTGATTCTGCCGATCATCGGTGCCATTGTCGCCCTGGTCCTAGCCGCTGTTCACGGCCTCCATGCACTGATAGCGCTGCTGTACGCGGTGCCCAATATCCTCTTCGCCATTGGAGTCCAGGCTGGAGTCTTGCTCCTGGTATTCCAAGGCGTTGGTGAAGCAATAACTGCCGCGTTTCAAGCGAAGAATGCAAAAGAACTTAAAGAAGCATTAAAAGGTCTCAACCCTCAGTTGGCTTACTTCGTCAAAACCCTACTGCCAATTAAAGATATCTTTAAGAACTTACAGGGAATAGCTCAAACAAACTTTTTCGGGGCCTTTGACTTTGGTGGTAGCAATCCCATCATAGACCTGTTTAAGGGACTGACGAGCTTGCCTAGGGTGATTGCTCAGGTAGCTAATCAGTTTGGTTATCTCTTTCGAGGGATCTTTGAGTTTTTTGCTTCACCGTTGTTTGATCAGTTCTTCAGGAAGATGGGCGATTCCATAGTTAGGTTCCTGAGAGGATTCGAAACAGGAATTAGAGATCTACTTCTTGGCCTAACCAACTTCGGTGTCGCACTGATTCCGTTTGCCGATAAGGTTGGTTCCGGATTTAACAAGCTACTTAGCACTATTGGCGGCTGGCTTACCAAGCTTTCCAATGACGAAGACTTCCTGAACTGGCTAGACCGGGCGATTGGTGTGCTTGGCCTACTGTTGGACCTTGGCTATGCCATCGTTCAGTTCTTCATGACCCTGGCTCAGGTTCTCGATGAGACAGGCACAGGCGACCAGCTCCTGATCCAGCTCAAGGAGTTCATCCAGATTCTGTCCTTCCTCATGCAGACCGAGGGCGGAAAGAAGGCCATAGAAGGGCTCGTCCACGCAGCACTCATCCTCACCGCTGCATTCGTTGGGCTAGTGATAATTGTTGGCTTTGTACTTGCTTCCTTGGAAAGCTTCTTCGAGTGGCTCCGGTACACCGCTTGGCCTTGGCTTGAAGAGAATGTACCGAAGATAGGTGCCATCTTCTTGGCGCTAATAGATAACATTTTCGGGATCATTGGAAAGATCTTTACACTGTTCCCTGAACTTCTTATGTGGATTGGGACAAAGCTTGCTGAAGGATTGTTTTGGCTTTGGAATAAGGTTAAAGACTTTTTCACCCAAACAATTCCAGAGAGCCTTACAAAATGGACATCTGGCTTTGGAGGCTATCTGGTTGAAGCTGGAAAAAACCTTGTAAGAGGTTTGATTCGGGGCATGATGTTCATGAGCGGCGACCTCGGCACCGCAGCTGGAGTCCTGGCGTTCATCATCAGAATGAGGTTTCCTCATTCTCCTGCGGAAGCAGGTCCCCTTTCCGGAGAGGGTGACCCTTACTACTCTGGCCAAGCCATAGTAGAGCGACTCAGCTCTGGTATGACTTCAATGTCTCCATTAGCTACCTCCGTGACCAATGACGTTATGAACTCCATCAACAATGTTGTGCGGATGGCTACTCCGGTACAACAGGCAGCCGCCACACCTACAACCCCAGCTGCTACAGCAAATCAACAGCCACAGATCATCAACGTAGGAGTGCGTATCGGGGACCAAGACATCACGGACATGGTTGAAGTTGAAATCTCCAAGGTCATGAGGATATTCAGCCAGCAGCTCCTGTATGGGACGAGGGCAGCCTGATGCCAATCATCAACGCGTACCCGTTCCCGAGCTTGGGCCGTGTCCTGGTTCAGGTGAACTGGGCTGATGTGGACTGGGTAACCTGCGCCAGAGTCATCCGTACCACGGTCTCTACCGGAGCTACTGCTCCACTGAGGACATACATCAACCCTTGTTCGGAGCTGGGTGAGTATCAGGGATTGTCTGGTGGACAAGCCATCTTCTGGGACACGGAGATGCCGTTTGACACTCCGTTCTTCTACACCACCGACGGTGGAACAATCACCAGTTCCAACGAAATCTTCGATGACTTCGCACGCACTGTTTCCGACTCCTGGGGAACTGCCAACAGCGGGCAGGCTTGGACCTTTGCCGGCGGTGTCGGCACAGAATATGACGTGAATGGCACACAAGGCACCATGGTCCTTGCCGACACTGCCGCCAGCAGAAACATGAACATGACCACGGTCAATGTTCTGAACCTCAGCGTGTTCATGTCGTTCACTGCACCAGCAACAGCCACAGTGGCCCCGTACACAGTTGCGACCGTACTGCGGCGTCAAGATGCTAATAACTGGTACGAGTTCCTGGTATCGATGACAACGGCCGGGAACGTTGACATATCCATCGCCGAAGACGTAGGTGGAGCTATATCAGCATTGGTGGCCGCTAGCAGTGTTGCTACCTATGCTCCTGGTTCCATTTTCAACACCAGGTTTGAAGCCTCTGGGTCAACCTTACGGGCAAAGATCTGGCTTGCAGGGGCAGCGGAGCCTGATGCCTGGTCACTGACAACTACTGACTCCACGCTCAGCGGCGGACAGATCGGTCTTCGGGCGCAGCGTCTAGCTGGTAACACCAACGCCGGCCTTACCGTTCCCTTTGAACTGCTCGCGGTAACAGTTAACGATGACCCGAGCGCCATCACTGCTTCCACGGGCAGTATCACGCTTGCTAGTAACGGGAAGTTCTGGCTCCGTGATCCCGTTCGCCCATGCCACGACAAGCTTGTTGGGCTCTTGTTCCCAGACACCACCCTCTGTGATCCGACCGCTGGCATTGTGTTCCAGGCCATGGACGTCGAACGGTATGACGCTAACGCCATCCTGGTCAATCCGACCAATTCCAAGCGGCCGATCCCAGTAAATCGTCAACGTCGTGATGCCAGCTCCACGCTGCATCTGATCAGTAAATTGTTTACAGATCGCGACGCATTGATCACCTTACTAGATCCTGGCTCACCACTATTCTTCGAAGGACCGCCTCAGTACGGGATACCTGACCGGTACATGGCCATTGCTACAACCAGCATTGCCAGGATCCTTGACGATCATCGTAGGCAACCTCGGCTTATTGAGATTCCGTTTACAGCTGTCGACCGTCAAGTCGGTACCACCGAAGGAATCTGCGAAGCCCAGTTCGCGCAGCAGTGCGCTGTCTATGGCACGTGGAATGCTATGAACGCTGCCAATGTGACTTGGACTGACATCATCATCGGAGTCGGCGGGGGCGTTAACCCTGGCTTCCGTGACTGGATTGACGTTGAGAACGGGTTCGCTAACTGGCTTGCTGTGGAGAACCATGGCACCTGGGGTCAACTGAAGACAGGTGCCTGATGCTCGAAGGTGGAACTGATCTCCTGTATCGGCAGGCTCTGGCTTCTGGATTTGAGCCACTGCTTGAAGTACAGGTATGGCGCGAAAATGAACAGCTTGAAGATGATCTGATCATTATGAGTGGTGGTGTCTCAGCCACGTTGACTTCACGCGTCTCCAGGACATGCACGCTCACGTTGCACGAGGACCTGTATCCGGTTGAATCTGATGGCTTGCTTAATCCGTACACTGACCGACTGAAGATCTACAGCGGAATCAGGTTCGCTGATGGCGAGGAATACAGATGGCAGGTGTTTGGCGGGCGGATCACTCGGGTCCAGATGAATTCCGGCCAAGGAACGTGCACTGTTGAAGCATCTGATCGTGCGTATGAGGTACTAGGTGCTGCCTTTTCACAGCCCGAGAACAGTACCTTTGGAGCAAACGTCTTAACTGAATTCAAGAGGCTAGTGTCGGATGGAGTCCCGGACGCGTTTTTTGGCACCAGTGACTCCTTCTTTGAAACAATGCCTAGACTTACCTGGGAACACGATCGATCTCAGGCGCTAGATGAAATTGCTACTTCCTGCGGTGCGTTTTGGTACCCACTAGCTGATGAACAGTTTGTTTTACGAAGGTATCCATGGACCGTGCCAGGGGATCCAGTAATAACGTTCTATGATGACGATGATGGAACTATTACTACCAGCACGGTTACTAGAGACCGGACAAATATCTTTAACCAGATTACCGTTACCGGTGAACGGTTAGATGGAACAGCACCGGTTTACGGCACAGTCTCTGACCTAAACCCATCATCAGCGACATATACGCTGGGACCGTTTGGGATCCAGAACAAGCTCATAAAGCTGAACACACCAGCTATCCAAGACACTGCTATAGATGCAGCTAATGCATACCTGCGCCGGACAACAGCTTTAACTGAATTCTGGAGTTTTACCTGTGTTCCGGATGCTTCATTGGAGCTTGGAGACGTTATCACGATAAACGCCATGGGTCGGACCAATGTGAGGCAGGTTGTAGCATCGATGAGCATACCTCTAGGTGTTTCGGGAGATATGGGCGTGACATGTAGAGCCCAAGTTATTGGTGAACTGGAGGGAGTGTAGTGGTAGCTACTACCTCACTTGGCTTGGAGTATCAGCAAGGCACTGACCGGCCTTGCGACGCTCCCGATGTATGGTGTGACTTTACCGAAACCCTTGAAGGACTGCTCGTACCCATTGACGACATTGCGGGGCGGATTTCGCCGTCTATCCCTTGCGCTAAAGTCAAGCGAACAACAGCTCTTTCCGTCAACGATGCAACTAACCCATTTGGTATCCCTGTGGCATGGGACTCAGTTATATTTGACACGGATGGAATGGTTGATCTTACTAATTCTCAATTTGAAATAAAACCGACCCGTAGTGGCACATATTTCGTGGTCAGTACCATGGTCGCTTCACTGAATGGCGTTACAACAACTAGTGCCACATTGAATATAATTGTCTCTGAATTTTCAACCAGTCCCTTCTTCTCATCTGGAACAAGTGCTCAATGGCTTGATCAATGCCCAATGCTAGATACTGCTGGTTCTGCATACTACTGGAGAATTGGCGTAGCTCATATCTACAATCCTTCGACCTTCAAGTTTGGCTACAGCGTTTTTGTGGGTAGTAATGCCAGTTTGATCCTCACAGCAACAGATATCACACTCTCCGTTTATTGGATCAGTGATGTTGTATGAACTTCACTGACATTCTCCGGCTCCCGTGTCCTGGCGATAACGACTACGCAGCGCTGCCCATCTACATGCAAAGATTGGCTGAGGAAATCGAGGCCAAGATACTTGCCCAACGAGCAGCTATTGCTTTAGAGACTAACCCTCCAACTCTTATACAGCTTGGACCGAACGCTGCTATCGGACCTTTTGGAACGGCTTCTATTTTACAGTTCTCACTCTCAACGAATTCCACTATATTCTCTAACTACACATTAAATCCACCCGGGCCATTTGGAGATCAACCGCGACTGTCATCACTTAGCGGGACTACCTTCAACTCATCTGGTGTCTGGCATCTTGGATTCGCAGTAATTGCGTTTGTTGCCGCAGGTGCAGTTACTAACGATTCCAATCGACTAGTTAGGGCGCAAATAGGGAAGCAAACTCCATCAGGAACCGTAACGGTAGAATCCTTTGGCCGGCGTGTAAACGCTGAAAGCACAATTGCTACAGAGTATTTTACAGGCCAAACAACTGTCCTGATCGATAACGAATTCACAAAATACAACATTGACATGGTGCTAACACACGCTAATGCTGCTTCTAACATGACAGTCCCAGTTAATGGGTTGTTATTCTGGTGTACGCGGCTCGGGTCTGCAGAAAATATCGAGGTACTCTAATGCCAGGCCAAACTCCCGTATTAGGTATTCGGTACCCTTTAATTGGGGAGACTGTGGATGCCACATCATTTGCTAACTTTGCCAATGACGTCAACTCCGCAGTAGCCGCTACACAGGCACTGGCAACTGGAGCAGTTAACAGGAAAGAGTGCCTGGTTCCTATTGTCGTAGGACAATCAGTTACGGTAGCTGTAGAAACTACACTTACTTTTACAAATATCGAGACCGCACCAGCCTTTGCCCCATTTCGCGACAATGACAACATGTTCAATCCAGGTTCGCCGACTCAAATTACTATAAATACTTCTGGTGTGTACATGGTTGTGTCACGAGACTTGTGCATTGACACGTTCGCAACAATGGTCTCAATCAGAAACCTAATCTACAAGAACGGCATTGCTCAGTTTGGAGAGCGTCGAAACGAACAGAATGGGTCAACTACTTCCATGGTGGAAACGGTCCAGGCACTTCTTCGTTGTGAAGTTGGGGACATAATCACTAACAGAGTCTTATGGAATGGAACTGGAGGACCAGGAGCGGTAGGTAATTTTACTTTCCCGGGGTTCCAAGTATATCGAATCTGCCCACTGTAAGGGATACACCAGATGCCCACTAACACTGCCGACCAGGCCATCCCCCTTCCAGTGGATGCTGATACTGCTGATGCGCCTGTAGCGTTCACTAACCAGACGGCAGTTATTGAAAGCCGGCTGGTCAAGCGGTACACCAATGCAGCCGACCGCACAGCCCGTAATCCGAGCCCCACTGCTGGGGAAAAGTGCTACCTCACTGCCGAAGCTCAATGGCATCGGTGTGTAACTGGTGGTGGCACACCTGTTTGGTGGGAAGATCACCCACTCTGGGTCCGGAAGTCCGCCGAGGCGCAGGTTGCCAACAACACCACCGTGTTTGTGGTCGATACCCACCTGCTGCTGCCTATGCAGGTAAACGCTCGCTATGAGCTATATGGATATTTTCAGTGGGACTCGGGAACTACTGGCGACATCAAGTTTGACTGGACCGGGCCAGCTGGCTTTACCATGCCACTTTGGGGCATCACCGCACCTGATACCGCACTCGCATTCAGCAACGGCTTCTCTGCAGCTGCGGGTACAGCCATCGCTCGTGGTGGCGCCGGCATCGGTACCTTTGTTGCCGGTATTCTCAACGGCAGCGTCCTCACTGTTGGTACAGCGGGGAACCTTCAGTTGCGCTGGACACAGAATGCTGCTGAAGCGGTCAACACTCGTTTGAAGACAGAATCCTGGATCAAGCTAACTCGGGTGGGCTGATGACTGGACCTGATCAGCTACTTGTTGCTTCACTCGCAAATGCGCCAACCACACCAGGGACTGGTACCGATAACACAGTTCGCGTGGGAACGGTACAGTCGATAGCTCCCTTAACCGTGAGCTTGCAAGGTGGATCAGTTGTACGGCCGGGGATACTACGAGGCGGCGCCGTCCCTGGTGTTGGGGAACCGGTAGCACTTATTCGACAAGACAGTACCTGGATTTGCCTAGGTGCCATTGATACTGGCGCTCTCACACAGCGAATTACCCTGACGGTTGCCACTTCCCAGGTCTCGTTCAACAACATCCCGCCCGGGGCTTCGGCCGTCCGAGTAAAGATTAAGGCGCGGATGACGAGCGGTGGAGCGGTGGCCATCCAGTGCCGCGTCAACGGCGATACCGGGCTGTTCTACACGTACCACTTCGCCCAGCACAACGCGCTGACGGCGCCGGCCGCGATTGGCGGCGCGGGAAGTGCCAGTGCGACGATGATGACCTGTGGGGTGGTCGGCCAAGTAGCAGGCGCCTACGCGGGCGCGTGCGTCGAGTTCCACGATTGGAACAACGTCAACGTCCAGCCGGTCGGCAGCAACATGATGCCGATGACCTTCACCAGTTCTGCGATGGTCTTCGGCGGCGGCTACTACAGCACCTGGGGGGGTGGCGTGTACTTCTTCGACCCCGGCCGACAGAAGACGAGCCTGCAGTTCTTCCCAGACGCGGGCGCGCAGTGGGCGATCGGCTCCGACTTCCTCCTGGAGATGATCTGATGGCTAAGTACCGGCCGTCCGTCCAAGCAGTCCAATGGACCGGAACCAACATCATCGAAATTCGACAGTTCATCCGTGCTAACACTGGTGCGATTAACGACGCAATAATTACAGATGGTGTGTTGTATCTGCGACGGAACCCACTTGATGAGCTTAGACCTGATCAACCTATTCCCGTTCAACCTACCGAATGGGCCGTGGTTCATGGCAATGGAATGGTTGAAGTTCTGTCTAATGCTGTGTTTATAGCTACTTATGATCTCGCCGTTTAGAAGGGAGATCTGTGAGAATACTTGTCCTTCCTGCAGATCTCGGTGGATGTGGCTACTACCGTCTCCTATGGGCGGCTGAACATCTTCAGTCCCAAGGTCACGACATCGTCATCGAGCCGCCAGAAGAAGGCACCGGCCTCACGCTCCATCTAGAAGGTCTCACTGTTACTGATGTAGTAGCGCCCGAGGCCGATGTTGTTGTCATGCAACGGATTGCACACTTCTGGCACCCACAGGCGTTGCCTATCCTCCGGGCCAAAGGCGTGGCTACAGTTATCGATATGGATGATGATCTCACCTGTATCCACCGGGATAACACGTCATACGCCAACTACCACCCACGGTCCAATACACCATTCTCCTGGAAATTCTCCGAGATGGCGTGTAGAGAAGCCAGTCTCGTCACACTGTCCACCGCCAGTCTGCTGAAGGTGTACGCCAAGCACGGTCGCGGCGCAGTGCTCGATAACTACGTTCCAGAGCGGTACCTGGACATCAAGGTTGATAAGGAACCGGTATTCGGTTGGGCTGGGATGACGACCTCGCACCCAGGAGATCTACAGGTATGCGGACGGGCGGTGCAGGACCTGATCCAAGATGGATATGACTTCCGAGTTATTGGCCCACCATCCAAGGTTAAACAGAATCTGCGCCTGAATGATGAGCCTGCCTACACCGGCAAGGTGCCCATCGAGAACTGGACCACGGAAATATCAAAGCTTGCTGTCTCCATGTGTCCGTTGGAGATATCACCATTCAATGCGTCTAAGTCCCGGCTAAAGGCGGTAGAAGCGGCTGCTGTCGGAGTGCCCTGGGTCGGCAGTCCGCGTACCGAGTACCGGCGATTCCACAAGGAATCTGGAACCGGCATCCTGGCCGATCGTCCAAAGGACTGGTACCAGGCCATCAAAAAGCTCATGGATGATGACTCACTGCGCCAAGAAATGGGTGAAGCTGGCCGGGAGTACATGCGCAGCCAGACCATTGAAAAGAACTCCTGGCGATGGCTGGAGGCGTGGACCAGGGCTTATGACATTCAACGGGGATCAAAAGCGGGTACCCCTGCTACAGTAATTGCATGACGGATCCGGAGCCTGTTGAAGCGGTTTACACCCGGACGGAAGAGTCAATTGAGACCCAGTTCCCTGACCGGGGAGAGGCACCATCCAACGAAATAGTTGTTGATCCAGAAGCTGAGCCAGTGCCTAACGTTGAGCATCCAGAGTAGGTGACCGGTGGCGACATCTATTTGGGTTGGGTATCCGAGGTCCTATACCGCTGGTAGAAGTCGACCAGCTCAATTTGTCACGCTGCACTACACGGCTGGATCCGAAGGCCCGACGTCAGCGGAGAACGGAGCCCAGTACGACAAAGTCCGTACTGATGGCACATCAACTCACTACTTTACTGATTCACAGGGACCAGCTCTCCAGGAAGTTCCTGACGGAGACCGATCACATGCCGCCCTTTATCACGGGAATCAGATCGGGATCCACATCGAGATCTGTGGTACTCGACAAACCCGTGCCCAGTGGCTTGATCCTGTCTCACTGGCAACCCTCACCACCACAGCCGCATTGACCCGAGAGATCTGTATCCGACACGGCTTTGCTATGCGTCGCTTGAGCACAGCGGAGACCCGTGCTGCGTATTTCAATGCACCTGGCAGTCGCCCAACCGGAATCAACGACCACAACGCAATTACCCTAGCTTTCCCAGAGGATGGCGGAACGCATACGGACGTTGGTCCCGAGTTCCCCTGGGATGTTTTTATGCCCATGGTTCTAGAACAGGGAGCGGACCCAATGACGATGCTGTGCAAGCGTGGGGACCAGGGTGATGTCGTTTCAGCGATGCAGTCCCTGATCAAGAAGGCTAATCCCGCACTACTGCCCCAGTTCGGGATTGACGGCGACTACGGCCAGGAGTGCGCAACTGCTTTGGTGACTCTCGGCGTTACCGGTGGCGACGCCACGGGCAACACGTATGGGCCATGGGAGTACGCCGGCCTCTTCGTCAAGGTTGCTCAAGCCAATACTGGTGGCGGCAGCGGTACACCAGGGCCTGCCGGTCCTGCAGGACCAGCTGGTCCTCCCGGTCCCATGGGTCCCACTGGCCCGACTGGTCCCAAGGGTGACAAGGGTGACCCTGGCGACGACGGCGTTGGCGCCCATCACCATGTCACTGCTCCCGGCACCACTGGTTCTGCGGTCCCCGACTGATGGAGCCTAAGCCGGTATCAGCGCTTCGGATCCCGGCAGCCGATGCGAAGGCCTGGATAAGTTCGACCGGGAAGACGTTGACGATCTACAGCCCGCATGCTCTAGTGTCAGTCGAAATCCACGGCACTCCGGAGCAGATCCAGAGGCTGTTTACCCAACTTCTCCTGGAGGTCACCGACCATGACTGACCGTCTGCGTGGTGCGCTGATCCTGACCCACAACCGGCAGGAACTTCTTGATCAATGCATTGCCGCCATCGCTCCCCAAGTAGACGTGGTTCTGGTCATTGACAACGCCTCTAGCCCGCCAGCTGTGGTACCAAACTTTGTGCACCTGCTGAAGGTGCCCGATCAGCCACCGAACCTGTCAAACCTGTGGAACCGTGGCTTTCAGTACTTCGAGCGCTACCGGAAGTGGAATTACCCCGACGAGGGACGCCCGGATCCTGGCCTCGACATCGCGATGCTGTGCGATGACGCCATCGTTCCTGAGGGCTGGTTCGCGGCTGTAACCGAGGGCATGCGGTTGACCGATGCTGCCACCGGATGCTCGAATCCCTGGGGCACTCAGCATCCCCCGTTCGTCAAGACTGCTCCCGACGGCGATATCACTAACCGGATGATCGGTTGGGCCTGGGTCGTTGATCATGATCGGGAGCCTCTAGCTGACGAGACCATGCGCTGGTGGTATTTGGACACGGACATGGACTGGTGGGCGCGAGCACACGGTGGCTTCGTTATGGTCGGCGGATACTCAGTCCCTAACGTCCATCCAGGCGGCTGGACCAACGCCAAGCCGGAGCTTGGCGGGCAGGTGGCACATGATCGGGCAGCCTTTGCAGCCAAGCACGGGTCTGTGCCCTGGTGAAAATTGTCTACGGGTGCTGCGTTGGGTCGTGGGATCGGCTCCAGAAGTATGTGCTCCCAATAGTCAAGGACAACCCCTTAATCACCATGACCGGGCAAACGTCTATTGCCAAGGCCTATAACGGAATTCTGGATTTAGCTGTCAGTGGTGAAGCGGCAGCGGATGTCCTGGTCCTGTTACACGATGACTTGGAAATCACCGATCCCCGCTGGGAGGAGAAGCTAGAAAACGTTCTCTCTATGGGGGAGATTGGAATTGTTGGCGTAGCTGGTGGCACTAACTGCAATGGAATTGCCTGGTGGAACCACAGCCCGATTGGGCATCAACAGACTGATGTCATGCTCCTTGATTTCGGAGTCCGTAGCGGTTTTGCTGATCTCCTTGAAGGAAGCCTGCTAGCAATATCAGCAAAGGGTATGGGCTACCTTTACTTTGACACTCAATATCCTGGGTTCCACGGCTATGACGTAGACGCTTGCGCCCAGCTCAGTAATGCTGGGCTCAACGTTGTCGTAGCCGATATTGATACGCACCACCACACCCCGATGGGTTTCAAATCAGAGGAAAGTCATCAAGACTGGTGGAAGGCAGATCAGATCTTCAGGGCAAAGTGGGAGCAGCAATGAGACGCGAGCTATGTGCCGGCTGCAATTCCACACACCTGCGGAAGGTTCTGGATCTAGGTGACTCACCATTAGCTGCGGAGTTCCCGCTCACTCCCCAGGAAGCCGCAACTCAAAATCGGTATCCGCTTGGACTGGTGCGCTGTCATCGCTGCACCTTGGTTCAACTCACTGAGATTGTTCCCGACGATGAGCTATGGGGCGGCGACTACACCTTCTACACCGGCAGCTCGTGGCCAGCTGTTCAACAGCAAACGGAGTATGCCGATGATCTCTTGACCAAGTACGGGCCACTGGCCGAACACCTGACCCTTGAAATCGCCTGCAACGACGGCACCATGCTCAAGGTATTTAGGGATGTGGGCTGTCGGACACTGGGTGTGGATCCCGCACGCGGGCCAACGGCTCAGGCTAAGGCGCTTGGCCTAGATGTCTTAGTGGAGGGCTTTACCTACTCCGTTGCCCAGGACATTGGGGCTAACTACGGGGCAGCCGGACTGGTCATTGCAAACAATGTGATTGCGCACGTCGCTGATCTCAATGACTTCATCGCCGGTATCGCCATGGTCCTACTCCCTGATGGCGTCTGCTCCCTAGAGTTCCAGTATCTGCCCGATCTGGTCACGGGTAACCAGATCGACCACGTGTACCACGAGCATCGGCAGTTCTTCTCTCTGCACTCACTGGCTCGTGCACTCAGTCGCCACAATCTGGAGCCGTTCTACGTGCAACAGACTGTGCCGCAAGGTGGTTCGCTCCGGGTTACTGTCGGACACAAGCAGTTCCGGCCAATCGACCAGTCCGTGCGGGACCTGTTGGAAGCCGAATCCTGGCTGCTCGATGAGAACGTGCTAGCAGGGATGCAGGGACGAGCGGACCGGATCCGGGAGAAACTGAGCAGGCTCCTGCTGGATGCTGCGCATGACGGCAAACGAGTCGCTGGCTATGGTGCCTCGGCTAAGAGCAGCACTCTGTTGAACTTCTGTGGCATTGGCCCCGAGCTGATCCAATACTTCGTTGACACCACGCCAAGCAAGCAAGGACGTTACATGCCGGGTACGGGGATCCCGGTTATCAACCCACAGGCAGACAGTCGCTTGCCAGATATCTACTTCCTTGGGATTTGGAACTACCTACCTCAGGTCCTTAAGCAAGAGGCGCGGTTCCAAGGACAGTGGCTCATTCCTATTCCGGTTCCGGTGTTGCTATAGATGAAGATTCTATTGACTGGAGGCACGGGACAGCTGGGCACAGAGCTGCTCAAGCTGCACCGTTATACGGCGCCCACCCACGAGCAGATGGATGTCTGTGACCCGGACGAGGTCCAGCAAACTCTCGACGCGGAGCAGCCGGAGCTAATCCTCCATGCCGCCGCTTTCACGAACACCTTTGGCGCAGACCGGAGTCCGAGCGCAGCAGCTCACTGTTGGCAGGTCAACGTTCTCGGTACCAGGAACCTGGTTAACGCTGCCAAGTGCCCCATCATCCTTATCTCGTCTGAAGCCGTCATTGATCCGTACACCTTCTACATCCTGACCAAGCTCCAAGCTGAGTACGAAGTCCGGCAACATGAGCCTGGCTACAGCATCTTCCGTACCAGCTTCCGTGAGGACCCGTACGAGTATCCGCAAGCCTTCACAGACATGTGGACCATTGGCGATAGTGTCCATGTCATCGCTAAGTTGATCAATGAGGCAGCACACGGACCGCTGGTACCAGGAATCCGATGGATCGGTACTGGCCCCAAGACCATGTACGAACTGGCTAAGCGAACAGTCCCCGACGTTACTCCCGTCCCCCGTAGCGCCTTTGGCTCACGACTTCCCTCGTTAGAGGGACTCCGGCTGTTAAACAAGGACGGTGCTGCAGCATGGTGATGTGGGGTAAGTACAAAGAGAACGGTGTGTGGTGGAGTAAGACCAGTAAATGGCGTGCGATATGGAATCATCATGATGCGCTCTATTTAGCAATTGGCAGGCTCCGCATCCGCATCATGAAAGTACGCTAATGCAACTGATCTGGCGACCGATAACACTTGGCAATGGGCCGGCAATCGACACATCACTAACAGCAGCAGAGACGGCCGAACTACAACGCCTAGCTGCCGATGCTGATGTTCTGGAAATTGGATCCGCGTACGGTTACAGTGCGGTGGCTATGGCTCTGGTCGGTGCCCGGGTCCTAGCAGTGGACCCGCATCATTGGCTTCCTTCTTACGAGCCGATGATGGCCCACCTTGCTGCCTACGGAGTCGAGGAGCAAGTAGAAATTGCCCGTACTGACTCCTGGACTCTTATGCCGGAGCTGTTCCAAACTAGACGCAAGTTTGATCTGGTCTGGATTGATGGGGATCACGAAGCTCATACCGTTGCCCACGACGTTGGCCTGGGACGGCTGTTGCTCAAAGAGACCGGTACCTTGGCTTGTCACGACTACGGTGAGGTCACGTGCCCTGGCGTACGACAGGCCCTCGATGCCTGGAAGATGCCGCCGAAGCTAATCGACACCCTGGCTATTTATGGGCCAGGTGAATGGTGAAGGTAGCTGTTATCGGCGGCGGGATCTTTGGCTGCACCATCGCGGTAGACCTTGCCCGAGCTGGCGCCAAGGTAGACCTGTTTGAGGCCAGATCAGACATCCTTATCGGTGCCACTTCACGGTGCCAGGGAAGGCTGCATCGCGGATATCACTACCCTAGAAGTGACAGCACCGCGATAGCCGCGCGAGATGCCTTCTTCAACTTCATGGAGCGTTACCCGGTAGCAATCAGACGGCTCAATCACTTCTACGCCATTGCTCCAGACAGTAAGACGACGCCAGACGAGTTCCTAGCCTTCTGCAATCGGATACATCTTCCTTACAAGATCGTAGATCACCCGTGGCAGCTGCACACTGCTGAGATGTGCGTGAAGGTGCCGGAAGCAATCATCGACTTCGAAATACTTCGTCGCCTGGTGCGCAGTGACCTGGCTAAAGCAGGCGTCACAATTCACGTCAGCCAGCCAATGAAAACAGTCCATGGGTACGACGAAGTGGTTTTCGCTACGTACGGGCAGCCCTGGCCCGAACCGCTGCAGTACGAGGTCTGTGAGATCGCGATCATGGAGCTGGGGCGGTACACCCATGACTCGTTCGTTGTTCTTGATGGTGAGTACGTGTCACTGGATCCATTCGGAAAGTTTTATGCGCTCTACGATGTCAAGAACACCGTGCACCACACCAGTGTTGGCTGGATCCCCGAGATACCGCCAGGATACGAAGGGCTGCTGTCGCGGGTAGGCCTGCTGAAGACGTCCGTCTCTCGGTTCGATGCCATGGTCGCATCAGCTAGCCGATTTCTGTGGGGACTGGAACCAGGGAGCCAGCACACCAGTATCTACCACGGATCCATGTTCTCCGTACGAGCCGTGCTACCTGACGTCGAGAACACTGATAAGAGACCAACTCTGATTCACCGACAGGGCAACGAAACCAGGATCCTGTCAGGGAAGATCTGTACCGCTGTCACTGCGGCAAAGCAAGTAACAGAAATGTTGGTGGCAGCATGAAGGTATCCATCATCACTCCTACATGGCAGCGCCATCACCTGTTGCTAGGTCGTGCTATTCCATCTGTACAACGGCAGAGCTACACCGACATTGAGCACATCGTTGTCAGCGACGGTCCAGACCCCACATTGCGTGGGTTACTTGCAGAAGAGCCAGTAACGTATATCGAATGCCCAGAGCATGATGATCACAGAATGAACTTTGGCAGCACCGCCAGAAATTGGGGACTGGATTATGCTACTGGGGATCTCATTGCATATCTTGACGACGATAATAGCTGGCGCCCAGACCACCTATCGCTTCTGGTCAAAGCGCTGGAGATTAATCCAGAAGCATCGTTCGCTTACGGGCTTATGATTACCCACCCACATGAGGTTGTCATTGGCACCAACCCGCCTCAGTATGCTGGTATCGACACTTCAATGATCGTGCAGCGGCGCCAGCTTATGGATGTATCACGATGGCCGCATCCAAGCGTGATCCAAGGTGATCAGCATGCACCCGACTGGGCTATTGTCGAAGCTTGGCTAAGTGGCGGTGCGCAATGGATTCATGTGCCACAGGTTACGGTCGACTACTACTTCCCGGGGTGCTGAGATGAGCAAGAATCCATCGGTATCTGTTATCACTCCGGTACACGTAGGTCGGCTAGCTGGCCCAATGCTAAGGATGGCAACGGAATCGGTATACAGCCAGACCCGTCCCGTGGAGGCGCATATAGTAGCCATCGACACCAACCGGGAAGGTGCAGCGGCGACTAGGCAACGTGCCCTGGATTCGGTTACTACGGACTGGGTTGCTTGCTTGGACTCCGATGATGTATTTCTCCCAAAGCACATTGAATGGCTCATGAAGCATGCTCAGGAGACCGGCGCAGATTTTGTCTACAGCTGGTTCAAGGTACTGCAGCAATTCGCCAATGGAACGACACAGATCCTCGAACATGATCCAGTCTTCCCTATCACCCATTACCTGAATCCATTCGATCCTGAAGATCCAATTGAAACTACCATTACGGTACTGGTTCGTACGGAACTGGCAAAGCAGGTGGGCTACAAAGCACTGGATCGTGGGCACGACTCGAACAGTGGCGAGGACCGGCACTTCACCATGGGATGCTTGGAAGCTGGGGCCAAGATCTCGCACCTGGTACGGAAGTCCTGGCTGTGGCGTCACCACCAGCTGCCCAATGGACAGCCGGGGAATACCAGTGGACTACCGACAAAGGGAGACTCCAATCTGGCATGGCAGAACGCCAAGATCGTATAAGGAAAGGGGGTAACGATGCCGATTAGCAGGACTCGGGTTGGACTCCGGATGCGCTACGGCTGGGAGATCGGGACCGTGCCCTTCAGCAAAGTCAACTTTCACCAACCTGACGGTTACCGATCCGACCCAGCTGGCTACGCCTGTATGTGCTGGGACATTCCACTGCACGTACCACACAGCTGGGGCGGCCTGAGCACGGTCAGTCTGCTAGAGGACGGCTGGGTTACCGAGATCGAGCACGGGGAGCTGAAGCTAGGCGACGCTATCGGACTCCTGGGCAGGGAGTCCGTGGATGCTGACGGCGGCGTCGTGGTCATGTTTGAGCGCTGGCTCAATGACGACCGGACTCTTGGCTATGCCATCTGCTGGCAACAGCTCAAAGACACGTCACCGGGGCCGGCACGTCGAGCACGGCCGATTGACTTCCGGTGGCACGCGTACCGGTTCAAAGACATTGTGGATGATGTTGAAGCTGGGATTGAAGCTGGGTAGAATTACCAGCGCCACACTTGTACGTACAACAGATAAGGCCCTGCTTCCTCCAGATGGGGAACCGGGGCCTTATCCCAATGGCGCAGAAACCGACATCGCCTACTTGTCTAAAGATCACTTTTCTTGAGACGATCAACTTTATGAGGACTGTGTCGTGGCCATTGGCCGTAATGGTTACCGTAGCAATGCTGGTCATCGGTACCACGGCACTGTTTGGTCGAGATGTAGCAGCCGTTAGTGGTGCCATAATTACCGTTCTACTGGCACTTGGAATTGCTGAACTGCGCGAGATCAAAGCGCAAACCAATGGCAACCAGGATGCCATGATGCAGCAGAACCGTGCACTGATGTCAGAACTAGGTCAATACCGGCGAGATGCTTCACGGGTAACCGATATGGCATTCTCTTCATCCCCGCTAGTAACACCCTCACCCGATGGGTCATCAGAGGCAAATGACCGGCTCTAACAGAACCTTCACCTACGCACTGACACCAGTACCAGAAGACCGGGACCGGGTGCTGAAGAAGGCGACCAAGATCCTAGCAATGGCCTGTGATGGCGACAGTCGTATTACCTGTCACGGCATCACCGGTGAGGCATTAGGTATTATCACTATCAGCTTGACAATAAAAGGCCGGGACCAGTGGTGGTCCCGGCAGCTAGCTCAAGACATCGTCAACTTTGTCACGTGGGGCCTGGAGCCCGGTGTCACACAGCTGGATCTGGAATCACGTCGACAGGAAGCGCACACGCACCGAGGCTATGCACACGGCCGGACAAAGCGTTACCGCGAGTCCAAGCCGGAGCGCACAACTACCTCAGCAAGCTCGTCTACTGACACGACATCGGGAGACTCCTCCGCTGGTAGCTCCCAGACGTAGCTCCAATCCTTGAAGTAGGCGATAACCCGATCTCCAGCGGTCAGTTCAAGATTATATTGATCATAGGCCATGTCATCAGCAGGGATCCTGAGGACATCTTCCTGACCTGGGATCTTGACAACAAAAATTGGCATAGGGCCTTCCTCAATCTATAAACCCGTACGGGTTGGGCTCGTCTTTGGGTATCGGAGACATGATCTGGTTATACGCATCCCGCACCCATCGGGCATCTGCCAAAGCATGATGGATGTTCTCCGTGTCAGGTGGCAGCTTGACCTCAGGGTGCTGCTCGATGAGCTGCTGCAGATCGTGTGTGAACATAGGGATACCTGGCGGCAGTTCGGCCATGGAGCCGAACAACTGGCACAGCACCACGTGGTCATAGGCGCCGTAGTATGCCCATAGCTCCAGGTCCGGGATATCGGTCAGGAACTTATGGATCTGCTGAACGAGGTTGTCGAGCGCCAGGACCGCTGGGTACTCCTCGTGACTCTGATCCCACTCGAAGATGAACTGGTTATCTTCACGGATGGGTAGTGTCGGCCGCACGTTCACCGATAGCCAGGGATGGCGCATCAGGTTCGAGAGTGAATCGGCGTTGATGACGTACAGCTCCTGGCCATCTTCACGGATGAAGCCAAAGGAGATGGGCTGAATCGGTATCTGCGGACCACGTTCAACGAACTCGGAATCATAGAAGCACTTCACCGGCAAGCCTCTCTAGGCGTAGACATAGGCATACGGCTCCACGGATGCACAATCAGCACACTGAGCTTCACCGCGCAACTGATGTAGCTGCCATGCCTGCACCGTACCGTGTGCTGGCCCATGCTTCTTAGCAAGCTCTTGGACGTCGGTCAACAAGAGCCAAACCCGGCCACCGTACCGCTTAGCCGGTGCAATCTTCCCGCGACTGACCCAGCTCTGTAGCCGGCTAATGGGTACACCGATGTAGGCAGCTGCCTGATGCAGCTCCAGCTTTCCTTCTGGATCCTGGTTGAAGTAGCCATGCCGGTTAAACCAACCGCCGCCGGCAATCATCTCCTTGGCACGGTAACCGCTGTCCTTGCACTGCTGCCGAACCGGGCAGGCAAAGCGACACACCAGTGCTGCTTGAATGCCCTCATTGCGCGGATAGCCGTACAGAACCTCACTCCAGGCGTCTGGACCGAGGAACGGGTGCTTTAGACAGGCCGCATCCTCGGTCCACGTCTCCCCCACGAGATCAATCCTCCTACATTCCGGGTGGAGACTCCACCATGGCGGCGGTCAGGATGTTGATGACGTCGACCCGGCTGACCAGGCTGATGTTGCCGTTCCCATTGAGGGTTCGCATCAGTCCACCACCGAACTCGGGCATCATCCGAACCTTCTGGATCACGGTGTTGAGACGAGCCTGGTTCGCTTGCTTCACCAGTTCCATGACCATGGGGAGCGTCCGCAAGGACAGGTCCATGCTCAGTTCCTGGAGCCGGTGCATCATCCGTACCATGTCACCGCGCTCGACACCGATGGCGCCAGCTAAGGTGCCCAGCTCCACCAGATCCGTACCACTGACACCAGCTCGACCGCCCAGCGGCGGACGCGGCATCAGGCGCATCGGGGTTTCTTCAACGATTTCCTCAGAGTCGGCCATCGGATGTCGCCCTCCAGGGGTTGGCTTCTGGGTTCGGGGATCCGAAGCCCAGGTTGTCCGGAACCAGCTTTGTCAGCTGCTGGTCCACGAATTCGGTGGCCTTCTCAAAGACCTTGTG